CTATTAACAAGGCAATGCCTACTGGGGGCATTATTATGTGGTCTGGTACGATTGCAACGATACCGACAGGGTGGGCATTATGCGATGGCACAAACGGCACACCTAACTTAACAGGTAAATTTATTGTTCACGCCGACTCAGACAGTAGCGGAACGTATGCAGTAGGTGCGACAGGCGGTGCAAATGATGTGACACTAGCAACTAGCGAACTGCCTGCTCACAGCCACACAGGTACGGCGGCAAGCGGCGGCGCACACACGCACACTGGAACGACAAACAGTGCAGGAGCGCACACGCATACTTATACTGATAGTTATGTCCTGCAAAGCGCTCTCGTTCCGGGAATAGATATTGATTACAATTCAAATACTTATAATCCAAATGGCTCACAAACTGGCACTACATCTTCGGCAGGGTCACACTCTCACACTGTAACCATTGCTAGTGGCGGCGCACATACTCACACATTGTCTGTCGATAACGCAGGCGGCGGTGGCGCACACGAAAACAGACCACCTTATTATGCACTTGCTTATATTATGAAAACGTAAACATGACTTTAGTACCTTTAGATATACCATCTGGATTTTACCGAATAGGAACAGACTACGAGCAATCTGGCAGATGGCGTGAGGGTAGCTTAGTTAGATGGCTAGACGGTTCATTGCGTCCGATTGGTGGTTGGCAAAACAGAAAAGAAGATTTTGCATTGCAGCCAATAAGAGGTATGCACGCTTGGGAAGCTCTTAACCAAAGCACATGGTTAGCAGGCGGTTCACATAATTCATTAGTTGCAATGACAGGCGGTGGATTGTGCTATGACATTACGCCAGATAACTTAGCAACTGGACGTATAGATGCGGCTGTAAGCGCAGGATTTGGTAAAGGTGCTTATGGTGTAGGTTTTTGGGGTACACCAAGACAGCAACTTTCCAACGCTATTCCAGAGCCTGCCACATTTTGGCAATTAGACAACTTTGGCGAATTAATGGTTGGTTGCCATTATGATGACGGTAGACTTGTCGAGTGGGATTTAAATATTGTTAGCGGCTCAGAGCTAATAACAAACAACAGCTTTAGCGTAGGCACAGATTGGACGCTAGGCACTGGTTGGGCTATAAGTGGCGGTGAGGCTAAATGGACAGGCACAACGGCTGCAAACTTAGAGCAAGCTATAACAGGCTTAACAAGCGGTAAGAAATATCACTTTACTATAAATGTAACTGACCCTGACGCAGATGCAGACGCCACAACCATACCGTCACTAAAAGTTAAGATTATCGGCACGACAACAACGACTGTTTTACTTGATAAGACATTGCCTATTGGTAATAGCTTTTTTAGATTTGACACAGACGATACTGGCGTCACAATACAAATTTATCCTGCGACTAATGCAGAGCAAAATGTTAACGTTACAGAAACATCTCTTAAATTAGCTGTAGTAGCTACACCCATAACAAATGCACCACTATCTAATCTTGGGTTAGTTGTGACTGAAGAGCGTTTTATCTTTGCATTAGGTTCTGGTGGTAATAGCCGTAAAATATCTTGGTGTGACAGAGAAGATCGAAACCAATGGACGCCTGCGGCAACAAACGAGGCAGGCGATATAGAGTTACAAACCGCAGGGCAGATTATGCAAGCGGTTAGAACTAGAGGCCAAACGCTTATTCTGACTGACGTAGACGCCCACACAGCGCGTTATCAAGGGCCACCCTACGTTTATGGCTTCGAGCGAGTTGGCACTTCCTGCGGCACTGTGACGAGCCGTGGAGCGGTAGACACAGATCGAGGTGTGTTTTTTATTGGGCAAGAAAACTTCTTTTTGTTCAATGGTAACACAGTGCAAACCATAAAATGCGATGTTCATGATTATATCTTTGGTGATATTAATACTTCTCAGCAAACCAAAATATGGGCGATGGGCATACCGCAATATGGCGAAGTGTGGTGGTTTTACCCATCATCTAACAGCATAGAAATAGACCGTTATGTTGCCTATGATTACAATGAAAATCATTGGATGATTGGTGAGCTATCAAGAACGTCTGGCGTTCAACGTGGCGTGTTTAGGTATCCTATGATGGCTGATTGGGATACGACACACGCTAATATAAAAGAGCATGAGGTTGGCTATAACGTAGATAACGGTGCAATCTTTGCAGAAACAGGGCCAGTATCGGCTGGTACTGGTGAAAACATTATGTACGTTACGTCAGTTATACCTGATGAGGTTACACAAGGTGATGTAAGCATGACCTTCAAAACAAGGTATCATCCTAACGATACAGAAACATCACATGGCCCATTTACGCCTGCTAACCCAACAGATGCTAGGTTTAGTGGCAGGCAAGTTCGCATGAGGGTAACAGGTGTGCGGCCTGCTGATTGGCGTGTAGGTATTATGCGACTTGAGGCTACAATAGGGGGTACACGTTAATGCCTGCTCCTATTTTGCCAGTTATAAGCCAAGACCTATCGCAATGGGGTAGGCAACTTACTAACTATTTGCAGCGTAATTTAGGTAAATTATATTTTAAATCCGCAGACGATAACCCATCAGAAAATGGCGTTATATTGTGGGATGAAACTAAAAAATATGCAGTTGTTTCTAGCGATAATGCTTTTCGACAGCTTGCAACAAAACAACCTACTCCTAGTGCAAACACTGGTAGTGTAGGCGATGTAACTGGAATGATAGCTTGGGATACAAATTATATTTATATTTGTGTTGCCGATTATGATGGAAGTAGTGCAATTTGGAAGAGGGTAGCACTAGCTACATGGTAAATGCCTAAAGATACGCAAGTTAACGAACTGGAAAGATGCCGCCCTTGGATTGAGGCGGCTTTAGAGTATTCAGGTGGTACGCATAATTTTAAGGATGTGGCAAAAGGTATTGTTGAGGGTAATATGCAATTATGGCCTAGTCCAAGGGGGTGCATTGTTACTGAAATTGTGATATATCCTAGAAAAAAGGTGCTAAACGTGTTTTTAGGCGGTGGTGAGCTAGATCAGTTGTTAGATATGCACAGTGATGTTACAAGTTGGGCAAAGCATTATGGGTGTGAGGCGTTGACGATTACAGGTCGTTTTGGATGGAAGAAACCTTTAAAGGCGCATGGCTGGAAACCATTACACGCCTCATTTCAAAAGGAGATATAGGATGAGCGGTAATAAGGGTGGTGGTAAAACCACAAAAACAGAAATACCAGCATACATTGAGGATGCTGCTAAATCTAATTTAGCTCTTGCAGATAAAATATCTAATATAGGTTACACACCTTATTACGGACCTGATGTAGCTGCTTTTACGCCAATGCAGGATGCAGCGTTTCAAAACACGCAAAATGCAGCCACAGCTTTTGGAATGGAAAGCGGCGCTGGTCAATATATGCCTGAAGCAACAGAGTTTGCTGGCGGCGTTATGGGGTACTCATCTGCGCCAACTTATGAGCAATCTGTAGAAAATTTAGCTCAACTTAGACCAGCGCAAAGTCAATATATGGATACATTTTTTATGAATCCACAAACAGGTCAAGCAGGCAGTAATGCTGCCCCAATGGGAAGTGCAGAAAGTTTTACGCCAACAGGCTATACAAATAATTCACCTATAGGGGTGCAACCTATATCAAGAAGCACAATGGCAAGGGGTAAGTAACATGGCAGGCGCAGCAAACCCAGCAATGACGGCAAATCCATACAATCAAGCATCTCAGGCGCAAATGGGTGCTATGGGAAGAACGGCGCAAGGTTTAAATGAAACTGCTGCGCAAGGAATGGCAAATTACCAAAACCCATATGAAAACCAAGTTGTTCAGCAAACACTTAGGGATGTAGGTAGTCAGGCATTAAATGCACAAAATATGCTAGGCGCACAAGCAACTGCGGCAAATGCGTTTGGTGGCTCTAGGCACGGAATAGCTGAAGCTGAGATGGCAAAAAACTACACTCAGCAAATGTTTGATCAAGCAAACAGAATGAGACAGCAAGGTTTTAATACTGCATTAAGCGCATCTCAGGCAGATTTAGGCAGGCAGTTAGGTGCGGCTGGGCAGTTAGCAGGGATGGGCGCACAATCTTTTAACTATGGTCAAGCTTTAGGTGATCAACAAATGCGTCAAGGGCAAATGCAGCAGCAAGCCATGCAAGCTCTAATTGATTCTGCTAGAAATCAATACAACAACTATGCCAACGCACCAATGAATAAGCTACAGTTACCTTTAGCTGCATTAGGTGCGTCACCAGTACCAACAACGCAAACACAAACAAGACAATTAGGTATTATGGATTATTTAACAGCAGCCGCTTCTGCTGCAACTGGTATGCCATCATTTTAAGGTGAAACATGGTTAAAGATTATGATTTTAGAGACTTTGCAGGCGCAGCAGCAAGAGCATTTAATACATTAAGATTTGAACCTGATAGAGGTCTTAATCAAGCGCTGCAAACAATACAGCAGCAGCGCACAGCTAACAGAGCAAAAAATAAAACTGTTGAATATTTAAAAGGTTTAGGTACGCCTATGGGTAATAGGCTTGCTGCTATGGTTGGTACAGGTCAATTAAAAGGCGCTGATGCTTACAAATTAATGTTTGACATAGAAAGTGAGCAAAGGGCTGCGGCTAGAGCTTCTTCTGCGGCTGATTTAGCGTTTCAAAGGCAAATGCAATTAGCTGACGCAGGAAGAGATTTTACATCAAGTCAAAATCTTGCAAATCAACAATTTGAATTGAAAAAAATGCTGCAACAGGAAGAATTATTAAGACAAAGGCAGGAATTAAGTAGAGGCGCTGATTTTGACAATAGAGTAAAGTTAATGGAGTTGCAAAATTCATTAGGAATAGACCTTGCTAAAATCAAAAGTCAATTAAGTTTAGAGGAAGCAACATTTTTAGCTGATTATAATTTTAATTTTAAGAAAAAACTTTTAGGTCTTTCAAACCAATACGGTATGGAAAGAGATGCTGCAAAAGCTGCGCTTACTCCAAGCGCAAAAGAAGCTGAAATTGCTAGAATAGAAAAGAATTTTAATTTATCTAGGGCTGACGCCGTAGGTATAGTTGATGGTGTAATTAAAATAGTACCTAATCCAGTTACAGGTATAGCTGAAAAATATAATATAGCTACTAATGAAAGAACTGAATTTAAACCAGCCAATATTGAGGATTTAGAAGAAAAATTAAATATACAAAGCGATAAAGCAGGTGATGGGTCAGATGGATCATTTGCTGGCAAGGATGCTACAGAAGCGTTAGGACTTACTGGTTTTGGTAAAAATATTGTTAATAAAATATCAGACGCTATTTCAGGACAATTTATTTTTGATGAAGCTGGTGAAGCAAATGCAGCTTTAAGAAAGCTACAAGCTGATACTGTTCTTGCTGCTACTGTTGAAGTTGAAGGAAGGCCTTCAAACTTTACCAGACAAATGGTTTTAGATAACTACACTATTGATCCTAGCTCAACTAGAACTGGTGTTGCTGATGCCATAGAAAAATCAAAGCTTATGGTTAAAGCTTTAGAGGATACTGTGATGCATTACCAAAACATTGTTAGTGGAAAAACAAGAGTAAAACCTGAATCAATTAGTTTAGCAACAGAAGAGTTACCTAAAGTAAAACGATATTTAGAAGATTACAAATCTCTTCTTAAATCTTTGCAGGGTAGGGCAACAATACAATCAGCGCCAAATCTTTCTTCAGATGAAATAAATTTAATTAATAGAAATTTGCCTAATGAGCAAAAGCTTAACGTAACTACACCGCAATTTGTTCCAACAGCCGATTAAGGTTTATTAATATGTCTCAATTAGAACAAACACTAGAAGCTCTTAGAAACGCAGAAGCGGCTGGAAGAAAAGAGGACGCTGCAAAATTAGCTGTAATTGCTAATAGATTAGCAAATAGTCAGGAAAGCGCTGAGCCTAAAAAATCTACTTTTCGTAATATTATGGGGCAAATTAATAAAGAGATTGCAGAGAATATAGGTGGCATGGTGGATTTGATAAATCCATTTGACCAATACACGGGTTCGGCTGAAACTGGTCTTAAAAACCTTATGGATATGTCAAATATAAGTGTCGCAGAAGGCGAAGCTCAAAATCTTGGTGAAAGAACTGGCAAGGGTATAGGTGAGGCTGCATCATATGCTTTACCATTTACGGCTGGTGTAAAGGCTTTAAGGGGCGCACAAGGTATAACAGGAGCTATTGCTGATACAATTTATCCCACGATGGCAACTAAAAGTGGATTTTTAGCAGAGCTTTTAGCTGGTGGAGGCGGTAGGGTTGCTCAAGGTGAGGCTGCTGACAGAGGTTATAGCAAACCTGTTCAAGATATTGCTGCTCTTACAGGCGGTATGGCTACTGGTGTATTACCAGCAGGGGGAAGGATTGTAGTAGATCAGGCAAAGCAAGTAGGTGATCTTGCTTTAAATTTACCACCTGCTGCATATGTGGCTAGACCTATTGCAAATGCGTATCAAGGAACAAAAAAAGCTCTTGCGCCGTTTACTGAAGCAGGTGCAGAAAGACTTGTTTCAGATGAGCTTGTGCGTGGCGCAGGGGGTAGGCAAGCAGCCATAAACATAGCTGAGAACAGAATGGGAGAAAGCCCATTAAACTTAACTCCAATGCAAAAAACAGGTGAAGAATATTTTGCAAGGGTTGAGCGTGAAGCGATGGAAAGAGACCCTCTAGTAAGAGAAAGAATTGAAGCTAGAAGGGCAGAGTCAGATGAAATTGCTAGAAAAGAATTTACTCCTGAAGGAAATGTGCAAGACACTCAAGCTTTTATGGCGCAAAGAGTAAAAGCATTTACTGACAGGGTTAATCAATATGTAAAGGCTGCACAACAATCTGCAACGACTAAAATAGCAGATGAGGGTGCAGATGATATGCAGTCTAGCGTTATACTAAGCGCAGAGCTTTTAAGAGCTAAAAATGCTGCAAGAGTAGAAAGAAATAGACTGTGGAATCGTATTCCAAAAAATCAAACAATAAGCTCACCGTTAACTAATCAGGCTGTTATTACTCAAAAGAAAAATTTAGGTGAATTTTCTAAAGCAGATATGCCGCCAGAAATTAATCAATTTCGTAAAAAATATGCGAAAAAGAACAAAGATATAAAAGTTAAAGATTTACTTGATTTATATTCTAAACTTAGATCAAGGTCTAGAGATGCTTCATCTGGCGCAACCCCAAACAGCAATATGGCTAGATTGGCTAATGAAATAGCTAATGACATTTTAGAAGATTTAAATAATGTTGATTTAGCCACTGATGTTGGAAGGGCAATAGCTGAAGCTAGAGACTTTACTAGAATATATCACGATAAATTTTCTCGTGGAACTGTGGGAAGTTTGCTTGCTAAAAAAGCAACAGGTGATCCGAATGTAAGAGATGAGCTTACTTTGGAGAAATCCTTAACTAAAAGTAGTGATGTAGAGAATTTATTATCAACTAAAGATTTTAAAGCTGCTCTGTCTGGCGATGAAGTTTCTGAAGCTGGTAGAGATGAAGGTATAGGAGCTATAACAAACTTTTTAAGAGTAAGGTTTGATAAAGATGTTTTTCCTAATGGTAAATTTAATCAAAGCAAAGCTGATAATTTTTTACAAAAATATAATAGAGTTTTAGACTCTCCAGAGTTTGCTTCTATAAAAACAGATGTAGAGAACGCTTTAAATACTAAGCAAAAAATAGAAGATATTACTCAAACAGGGCAAAACTTGGTAGCAAATGTAGAAGCTGGTACTTTAGCAAGATTTTCTCAATCAAATACAAGACAAGCTTTAGATAACATTTTTAATTCTCAAAATCCGCAAATAGAGATGGCTAACCTAGTTAGGACTGCAAAGAAAGATACGACAGGTCAGGCTTTAAATGGAATAAAATCCGCATTGTCTCAAAGAGTTTTAAACAATTCTATAGATACACCACAAGTTGCAGCTAATGTAGATTTGCCTGCGTCACAAGTAAGGGGAACTAGATTAGAAAGCCAACTTAATGATGAAACATTTAAGTCTGTAGCTAATCAGGTTTATACAAGTGCAGAACTAAATAGATTAAATTTAATTACAAAAGAAGTAAAAAAATTAGATTTAGCAAGAGTGGGGCGTTCTACAAAAGGCGCAATTAGTCCATTCCCAACAAACAAACTTGTAGAAATTGTCGGTAGAATATATGCAGCGCGACAAGGTGGCGCTATGGGTGGTGGAAGTGCAGGAGGAAGCTTGCAAACTGCTCAAATTCTTTCAGAAAGAATGAAAGCTTTATTAAGCAGATTAACAACAAATAAAGCTGAACAACTAATGATGCGTGCGGTCGAGGATGAAGAGTTATTTAAAAGTTTACTTTTAGATGTTAAAAACCCTAAAAACTTTGCAAGAATAGAAAGAAGCATAGCGCCTTACTTGGTTGGAGCTTCGGCAACACTACAGGAGCAATAGATGGAACTAAAAGCTAAAACAGAACGCGAAATAGAAACTATTGTTCAGAACGCTATAGATGATGCAGTAGATTTTGTTGAGAGTGAAATATCTGAAGATAGAATAGTTGCTCAGCGCTATTATGATGGCGAGGTAGATATAGGCTATGAAGATGGGCGCAGTAAAGTAGTTGCTACTAAAGTTAGGGATACGGTTCGCGCTATTAAACCTTCATTGATGCGTGTGTTTCTAAGCACTGCAAGACCAGTTGAGTTTATGCCGCATGGCCCTGAAGATGTGGCAATGGCAGAGCAGGCGACTGATTACGTTCATTATGAGTTTCAGCGTAGCAATGGTTATAGGGTGTTGAACGATGCATTTCACGATGCGCTAATTAAAAAACAGGGTATAGTCAAAGCTTATTGGGAAGAAATGCCAGAAGCAGAGATTTATACTTACACGAATCTATCCGATGATGAGTACACATTTTTAGTGCAGGACGATGATGTAACTGTTTTAGAGCATACTGTCGAGCAGGAGATGAGTATAGATGAAGATGGCGCTGAAATGAAAACGCCTGTTCATTCTGCAAAGGTTTCTAGAAAGGCATATGCTGGTTGCTTAAAAATAGAAAGCGTACCGCCAGAGGAGTTTTTTGTAGATAGAAACTGTAGGACATTAGAAGACGCCCATGTTGTTGTTCATAGGTCAGAGATGAGAGCTAGTGACCTTATATCTATGGGATATGATCCTGATGATGTTTTAAAGTTGGATAGCTTTGATGCAGGTTCAGAAATGACTGAAGCAGAGCGTTATGAGCGTCAAGGCTATGAAGATAACTTTAGTGAAACAAGCTCTGATCCATCTATGAAGCAAGTTACTGTGACTGAGGCTTACATGAGGATGGACATAGACGGAACAGGGGTTGCTGTGTTGCATAGGTTTCTATGCGGTGGAACGAAGTACAAGCTGCTAGATTATGAGTTAGCAGACGAATTACCTTTTGCAAAATTTGAAGTAGACCCTGAACCCCACACATTCTATGGCAGAAGTATTGCCGATTTAGTTTTAGATGATCAGGACGCAGCAACCTCTATTTTAAGAGGCATACTAGATAACGTAGCTATGACTAACAATCCTAGAGTTGGTATAGTTGATGGTGCAGTAAATATAGATGATGTTCTAAACAACGAAATAGGTGCTATTGTTCGTATGCGTCAGGCTGGCGCAGTGCAAGATTTAGCTGTGCCATTTACTGCTGGACAGACACTAAGCGCATTAACGTACCTAGATCAGCTTGTAGAAGGCAAGACAGGCGTAACTAAGGCCTCTATGGGGCTAGACCCTGATGCTATGCAGTCTACAACTAAAGCTGCTGTACAGGCTACTGTGCAGGCCGCAGCAGGTCAGGTAGAAGTGATGGTGCGAAACTTAGCTGACGGTGCAAGAGACTTGTTTGGCTTAATGCTAAGATTGCTGCAAAAGAATATGGAAGACGGAGCTATGATGCGTATGAATGGACGCTTCCAGCCTGTTGATCCAAAAGCTTTTGACATAGATATGGATATTAGCATTAATGTAGGGCTTGGCACTGGTAGAGAGGAAGAGAAGACAAATGCTTTAGCTATGGCTCTACAACAACAAACTATGGTTTATCAAACATATGGCCCTATGAATGGTTTAGTATCTCTTACAAACATTCGTAACACTCTTGCAGATATATTAGCCTCTAGCGGTATTAGAAACGCAGATCGTTACTTTGCACCAATTACACCAGAGATAGAAATGCAACTCTTGCAGATGCAGCAACAGCAACAAGCTATGTTAGCTCAGCAGGGTCAGGGGCAAGACCCAGCGTCAATGATGGTGCAGGCTGAAGCAATGAAGGCTCAAACTAAAGCGCAAGTTGATATGCAAAAAGCGCAGATGGATGATGCTAGAAAGCGTGAAGAGATGGCTATGGAGGATGATCTAAAAAGAGATCAAATGGCACAAAATTTATATGTTGATGCAGCTAGGACGTTAGGTCAATATGGCTCAACGGTTGATGTAGCTAGAATTAAAGCAGAGCAAGAAAGAGAGCGGCAAATAAACGATATGACCGCTAAAGCAGCAGGCTTATGACAACAGAAATAAGAATACAGGCAGAAGATGCCAAAAGGTTAAAAAACGATACTGCTTTTAAGCAGTTTGTTGAGGATGTTCGTAATGAGCAAATTAGGCTTTTTACGACTAGCGGTGTTCAAGACGTTGAGCAACGTGAAGAGGCGCACGCTATTTTGCGTGCATTAAACAAGATCGAAGTGCAGCTTGACGCCGCTATTGCGGCAGAGACATTATTAGATCGTAAACAATAGGAGCAGTACCGTGCAAACGACTGACAGTATAGAAAGCGCGATTGAACAAATCATAGCGCCAGCGCAAGAACAAACAGGCGAAACTAATCAAGTTGAGGAAGAAACAACTGTAGCTCCAGAGGTCGAAGAGGTTGAAGTGGAAGCAGTTGAGGAAACTGATGAGCTTGATGAGCTAGAGGTATCTGATGAAGAATTATTAGATACTGATATTGAAGCAACTGACATTGAAGAAGAAACTGTCGAGCCAGAGTATTACACTGTCAAGTCTGACGGCAAGGAAGAAACGGTAACAATAGACCAGTTAAAGCAAAGTTATTCAGGTCAAAGCGCAATAAACAAGAGGTTTCAAGAAGTGGCAGAAGCTCGAAAACAAGTTGAGCAAAAAGCTGCTGAAATCTCTCAACGTGAGCAAATGATAACTCAGATGTACAATCAGGCACAGCAGCAAGGTTTTATGTCACAACCTCAGTTACCAGATCATACTCTGGCAGAGAGTGACCCCATTGCTTATATGGAGCAAAGGGCAAAATATGATGCTGATATGCAGAGTTACCAGCAGCAGCAAGTGCAAATGCAACAACTACAACAACAACAACAGCAGCAAGCTGATGAGCAGCACCAAGCTTTTGTTAGAGAACAAGGCGAAATAATCAGAGGTAAAATTCCTGAACTGGCTGATCCAGAAAAGAGTCAAGCTCACTGGCAGTCACTTATGAATAGCGCCAAAGAATATGGCTTTAGTGATGAAGAGATCGCAGCCACCGCCGATGCACGTTATATCCAAATGGCTAACGATGCTATGAAGTTTAGACGTATTGTTGCAAATCGCAAAAAGGCAGAAGCTAAAAGCAAGAAAGCCAAACCTGTTGTAAAAGCTGGTGCTAAGAAAGTAGCTGATCCAGAAGGCTCACTAAAGCGTAAGCAATTTCAAAAATTGCAAAAGACAGGTCGAATGGAAGATGCAATCGACTTAATTATGAAAACTTAGCATTAACAAAATGCTATAAGCCGTTGAAAGGACAAGATAATGGCACAACCAGCAAATACCTTTGATAGCTATGATCAGGTAGGTATCAGAGAAGACTTGAGCGATATTATTACTAATATTACTCCAGAGGCCACACCATTTTTTTCTAAGTGTGGTAAAACAACAGCCAATAATACATTGGTAGAATGGCAGACTGATACACTTCGTAACAGTGCTGCAAACGCACATATTGAAGGTGACGCAACTACTGCTCAAGCGGCTGTTGCAACTGTTCGTCTTAACAACCGAACACAAATCTTCAAAAATGCGGTAATCGTATCTGACACTGACGAAGGTCTTAACAAGGCTGGAAGACAGCGTGAGATGGCCTACCAAATTGTAAAAATTGCCAAAGAGCAAAAACTCGATATAGAGAAAGCGCTATTTGACAATAATGCAAAAGTGGCTGGTAACGCATCGACTGCTAGAGAGTTGGCAGGCGCACCGTCTTGGATTAAAACAAATGTTGATTTTCAATCAGGTAACTCTGGTGCAAATCCAACTGGTGACGGCACTGACGCTCGAACAGACGATGGTACTCCAACAGCGTTTTCACAAACCAAATTTGACACAGTTATGCAATCAATTTGGGAGAACGGTGGGGAGCCTGACACTGTGTATCTGTCTGCGTTTCAAATGAACGTGGCACTCGGCTTTACTGGTAACAACAACCAGCGTTCACAAGTGCAAGCATCTGACGAGCGTGTTATCAAAAGCTTGGCAGTGTACACAACTCCGTGGGGAACCATTGAGTTCATGCCTAGCCGCGAGAACAGAAGCCGTGACGTTTTCATCATGCAAGATGATAAGTGGGAAGTTGCGACACTACGTCCAACTAAAAACACTGAGCTTGCAAAAACTGGTGATAACACTCAGAGACAAATCGTTACTGAGCTTACACTTTGCGCTAAAAATGAAGCTGCAAACGGCATCATTGCTGATAACACAACTTCATAATAAGATATTAGGTAGGGGCAGTTTTGCCCCTACTGTTAAAAGGAGAAAGAAATGAAGGTATTAGTAAAAGATAGAAGCATCTCAACATCTAAAGGTATCGTTAAGGGCGGTGATGAAGTTGATTTGCCTGAAGCTGAAGTAAAAAAGATTATGGTGTTAAAGCCCACAGCTTTTGAAATATTAAAAGCAGACCCAAAGCCTGCAAAGAAAACAGCAAAAAAGAAGCGTGCTAGAAACGATGATGGCACACTAAAAGCTGATGATCCTAGCACACCAGAGAATGAGGCTTGGGAAGATGGCTAAGATTAGCGAGTCATATAAGTTTGAAGATGATAAATTAATCATCAAGAAAACGCATGACGCTAACGAAATGCTGAAGGATGTTGAACACGCAAGGCAACATTCTGATAATAGCTTTGGTTCTGATTATAAGCACGTTGGTAATGTCGATATGGCATTACTTGGCGTGTGGCTAAAAGAGGCTGGCGTTAGCTGGTCAGATACAGGTGCAGTTAAAGAAGTGCTAAAAAGAAAACTTATGAGTAATGAGTTTGCTAAACTAAGGGTTTGGGAAGGTAGTTACTAGCGTGGACTTGCCCAAGGTAAATATAGCTGTTGCTGCAAGTGCAGTAGTGGCGATAGTCAGTACCGTGGGCGGTGGCATATGGTATGCCTCTCAGCAAGCTTCTGTTATTGAAAGCCTAACAGAGCAGGTAAATGTTCTTACTATTGAGAATAATGCAACTGACAGAACTAATTTAATTAGGGATGTGCAGAAAAACCAAGAGGATTTACAAGAAATAATAGACATTCTTGCAGAGTTCTATGACGATATGGAAGAGGCTGACGATGAGCTTTGGGAAGATGTTGAGATGATCAACGAAGATTTGGGCGGCATGGCTGCTCATATGATGGAGATCATTAAGCTACAATCACGCATAGCCGTGATAGAAAAAACCTTACAGTTTACTAAAAACGATGGAATGTAGCGATGGACCCAATAACAATTCTCGCTGGCATCAAAACAGGAATGGCGGCAGGCAAAACCATTGCTGGCCTAAGTAAAGAAATTGGCAACTTCTTTGACGCAACTGATGCTGCTAAAAAACAATTACAAAAAAAAGGTGTATCCGAAAAAAGCGTAAACGCTACAGCAATGGATCGGTGGGCTAAACTTAGAGCCAATGCAGAAGCAGAGCGTGAACTTCAGGAATGGATTACGCAAACTTATGGCAGATCAAAATGGTTAGAGCTTCTAAAGATACGCAGGGAAGTTTTGCAAGAAAAGCGCGAGGCAGAGGCTCAGGCGAGGCGTGAGGCTATAGAACGGCAAGAGATGATGATTACCATAGTCGGAATAGTTGTGCTTCTCACGTTTGCTGCTGTAGGCTCTGCTACTTATTTGCATTACATGCAGTGGATTGATATTAGAGATTGGTTTAGGTGAGGCTTGTTGAAGTTAAGAGAAATAGGTTTGTCGTATATGCAGAAAATGGTAAGGTTGTTATACAGACAAGTGACCTAAAAGTTGCAAGGAGTTTTTTAAATGCCAAAAGCTAAGTATGATCTTAATGATAACGGCAAAATTGATCCAGATGAGCGTGCCATCATGCTTGAAGATCGTCGGAGAATCATGATTGATGCTGATGCGAAGAGGGATGCACAGCGCAGAATGGCATGGTTCAGCTTAACAGGTATGCTTTTGTTTCCGTTTGGCGTAGTCTTTACAGAGTGGATGGAGCTACCTAGAGCATCAGAAATGTTAAGCAGCATGAGCAACATATACTATGTAAGTATTGCAGCTATTGTTGCTGCTTACTATGGATTTACAAACATGGGTAAAGGGCAATGATAGGTAAAGCAAAAACAAGAACAGTTAAAAAGGTTATAAAAAGCTTGAATAAAGCGTCTAAAGCTCACGCTAGCCAAGCAAAGAAGCTTAAAAAAGTTTTAGGGAAAAAGAAATGATAGGGCAAATTCTTGGGCCAGTCGCAGGTTTAGCAAGTAGCTGGCTAGATGCAAAAACTACAAAACAAGCAGCAGAAGCTAAACTGAAGCTGACTGAAGCTGAAGCAAAGGCAAAGATACTGCTATCAGAAAAGACAAGCGTTGCTGACTGGGAACGCATTATGGCAGAGAATAGTGGGTCATCTTGGAAGGACGAATTTTTCGTAATTGTGCTAAGTATTCCATTAATCTTAGCCTTTGTACCAGGGGCAGAGGGTATTGTAGATAGAGGTTTTGAGCAGCTTCACAAAGCGCCAGACTGGTATTTTTACAGCTTGGGTATAGCAATATCAGCATCTTTCGGTGTGAAGGGCTATAAGCAGTTTGTAAGGAGAAAGTAATGAGTGACGCATTAAAGATATTACAAGCTCGATGTGGTGTAACGGCTGACGGATCATTTGGCCCTAACACAGCTAGAGCTATTGCAAAGCATTACGAACTATCAGATAAAAGAGGGGCGCACTTGCTAGGGCAAGCTCACCATGAAAGTGGTGGCTTCAAGCGCACCAAAGAGGGTTTGTATTATAGCACCCCTGAACGACTGATGGCTGTGTGGCCTAGCCGATTTAAATCTGTAGAAGCTGCACAGCCATACACTAAAAACCCAGAGGCACTAGCAAACAATGTTTATAGTGATCGTATGGGTAATGGTGATGAAGCGTCTGGCGATGGTTTTAAGTTTGCAGGAAAAGGTTTTATCCAGCTAACAGGACGATCTAACTATAGATCATTTAGCAGTGATATGCGCTTACCAGAAGTTATGCAGCATCCAAGCTTTGTTGAAACTGAGTATGCCTTTGAGTCGGCTTTGTGGTTCTTCAGGTCTAACAAGCTGTTTACTATATGTGATAAAGGCATTGATGATGATACGATTAAAGCTGTGACCAAGCGTGTAAATGGCGGCACGCATGGTCTAAAGGATCGTATAGAACAAACTAAAAAGATTTACGAGTGGCTTACCACGGCCTAAGTTTTGGTTTAACTATTCGTGACACGACCTCGCTTACGTCACAATGACCTGATGTTGCTTTTACTTCTTCGTACAATCCGCTCTCTAATAATACACGCCAACAATCGTCTTCACTTGTAAACCAAATTCTTAAATGTACCTCATGTTCAGCGACTGTGTAGAATATGGTTAATAGGGTATAATAATCCATGTTACTATCCTAACAGTTTCATTCTTCTATACATTTTGTTTTTCTTAAACATTTGATATTTTTTAACGCTCAACATTTTCACAGTTTTTTGCCAATCATAAATATAGTTTAGCTTTATAGGTCTGTTGCTCAGTGGAACTATGTGCATGAGCGGTGACAAAGGTTTTATTGTGTAATTAAGTTTTTTGCCTTTTTCAAAATAAATAAAAACATTTGTCTGGCAGTTATACTTTAAATTATTAATGCCACTAATAATGTTAAGCGGATGATACGCAAAAGGACTTGCTGTATATAAAAAGTTCATACTTTCATTACACGTTATAGCTATGGGCGGCGCTATCTTAATAACCTCGATGTTTTCTTTTTCTGCAAAACCACACGTCTGATGCGTGTGCAATTCGCTACCAAAGTATTGATCGTTAGCAGGCTCAAACTTAATTTGATTATCGTCTTGTATAACGTCTATCTGTTGCCATGCTTTTATAGTTAGCGAACGCTTCTGCATTTCGACTAATCCAAAGCAAGACGATATGTCACCAAATTTATTTTTATTTGGTTTCATAAAAGGCTTTTTATCGTTGCCTGTTTTGCAAACAAAATCATACCCCTCAAGCTCTTCAGGCATATATACATCTAACAAAATTGGTTTAATTTTATTTAAAAACAACATTGCCTGTACTTTCTAATATGTTATTATGTTTGCAGAGGAAGCCTTTAGCGTTATACTTTTCCTGCTCTCATAATAAGTTTTTGTTACTGAGCTTCCTCACGATTTCTTTTTCTATTGTTTTTCAACAACTTAAACTTATTTTCCTGAGTGATACTTTTTGCAGAACCATGCAAAGCTTTGCGATGTTTGTCTTTCTCATCTTTAACCATGTCTTTCCAGATTTTCGCTATCTCTTCTTCAGTCATTATCTTGCTCCAATATTTGTTTAAAAACAGACGCAAGCCGTCTTAGCTCTACGTCCATGCCCTGCTCTATAAAGCCTGTGAACAACGGGCGTCTATCTTTTGCTTGCTCTGCATCACCTGCAATCAAAGCAAAGGTTTTGTTTTTTCTGCAAAACTCAAAGGTTATATGTCCAACCTGTATATGCTGACGCATAACGTCTGGATGCCTACGCTTTGCCTTAAGCGTGTGCGTACTCATATGTTTACACCTTTTTGTCTTAGATCAGACGTAAACTGTTTAAGCTCTTGTCGCGCTCTAAATAAATCCTGTTTTACGTTTGGATGCGCGTCTAGTCTAAACTCTTCGTCCTGCAATCGATCCACCATCTGACGTAGGTGCTTCAGCATTGCTTGATCTGCTGGAGTAATCTCTGCCATTACTACACTCCTTACATGGTTGTCTTTCCTTAGAAACGTAACCAACACCTGGTAAGAACGACACTGGATACGTTACTTCTACCTCAATATATTTTTTATTATTACACGTTTTGCACTTCATTACATAATACCTATTTAAGCGGCGTCTTCTTCTACACCTCGTAAGACCTCTGCAATACTTTCAATTGGCTGCATATCCAAGCCAATATTTTCAGCGCAACCACGGTATCGGTTTAGCCATGATGCCAATCCTACCGCAGCTTGTCTACGCAACTCTTGCTGCAATATTTCATCATCTGGATCAAAAGCATGATAACCACCGCCCTGCCTACGATCTTTCGCAGGACTAACAAATGCAGGATACTCTCGTACCGTTATGTTAACAGTCTTTTGATCTGGATCAGAATGATTCACAACAATACGCAAACCGCTTGCCATTTGCCTTGCCATCTGCACACGCCATTGCCTAGCTGCGTCTTCATCGTTCATAGAATAAAATAAATCATACGCTTCATGCTCTGGCTTGTCTTTTAACCAGTCTACAAACTCGGCAGGGTGAAACATGTTTTTACCCGTTGCCGCTAAGTATTCATCTATTATTCTCTGTCTATCTTTCTTTTTAAATCCAGCCATAATTTTACTCCTTTTAATTTGACCGCCTTAACGTGCCTCATCTAACCCTGACTTGACTTGTGTCGACCGCCTTGCCGCGCCCAGCCAAAACGTAACGGACCACACAAAGCCGTAACGAGACCGACCGCACCTAAACCGCCAGATCTGACCAAACCTAACCAAGCGTACCAGAACAAACCCGAACGGGACCGCCTTATCAGGCCACAACTCGCTAAACCTCAACCAACCTAAACTCGACCGCCTGAACCCGACTTAACGTAACACGCCGTACCGTACATCACCCCGCCCCGACTTGACCGCCTTAACCGAACGCAACTAAACAGACCCGAACTTAACATGACTCGACCGCCATAACACGCCCGTCCGTACCCGAACTTAACAGAACTTGCGATCCCCGCCTCGACCGACTAACCTTGACCAAATGAATGGGGCATTGCTGCCCCACTCTTTATTCTGCCGCAACAAGTGTAATGTCACGCCTTGCACGCTCTTCCTGCATAAACTGCATTAGACTTTCTGTGTCTGGATCAGCGTACTCAGGATTGTCTAATGCCTCTTGTTGGACATCACGAGCTTCAAGCATCAGACTATCCCAATCCTCTTGGTAGTCGCCCATACTGTCTTCTGTCAAAACATGAAAACAACCAAATGAGCCACGACCCTTCTCTTGTCTAAAGTCACCTATGCCGACCACTGATCCTGCATTGGTTAACAGTGACGCAATAGAATACACAGACAACGTGGGCTGCACAAAGGCTATATCTACCTCTGCACACCAGCGCGGCAAGTATGCTCTTGTACGCATGTCTGGCGTCTTGTTCATGTCAGCAGACCTAACAACATCAATCTTTAACTGAGGCTTACCCCAAATCTGAATATGTGTTTCTGGCAAAAAGATAAGACGTTGCACACTAGACTTGGTAATACCGTCTGTCTCTAATGCCGCTGTTGCCATTGCACCTTTTACTCCAGGTGCAGGAAAGCATAGCAATGTCTCGCCATGCTGTTTTTTATAAACACTCTCACGAAACTCTTGTTCTGGATTGTGCTTAATTTCTTTCTTTTGTGCAGCCGTCTTCTTGCCTGCACCAACCAACAAGTCACGCATGGCTTTGCTGCTCATGCTGTTAAAATACAATGGGGTTGTACCCATCATGCGTAATTTAACGCGACCTTGCTTGAGTGGTTGAATTTCTAGTGTAGTTGATGATGGTGCTTTTTTAATAGCCATTTCTATTCTCCATTATGTATTTGTCCATTAAGTCTATTGATCTACAAACATCCTCCACAACATGTAGAAGTGCAGGGTTTTTCGATCCAAAAGTTTCTGCAAAAGCACGAAGCGCCTCCGCATTCGAAGCGGCGCAATAATACGCCTTTGAGTATTTTTCTAGTTTTGTCATAATAACTCCCATTGCTATTGACACGATATTGATATTATATTAGCTAGATATTGTCAAACTATTTTTACGGAGAACAAAATGAGTAATGAAATAAAGCCCGTTCTGATACATCTGCGAGATGATGTTAACGAGGCGATTAAAGATTTTGCAAAGGCGAATCGACTGAGCAAATCAAAAGCAATAGAAGACGCGATTGTTTTACATCTGCAAGAACATGGCGAACGTGTTGATGGTCAACAGTCGTAACAAAGGGGCAGGCTTCGAGCGAGATATTTGTAGAGCATTGGAACTTGATCTAGGCATAAAAGCAAAACGCGATATAGAGCAGTATCGTGCAGCAGATCATGGAGACATATTGGTTAGCGACGAAAGTTGGCCTTATGTTATCGAATGCAAACGCTATGCAGGCAAAGGTCACACCTATCAAAAAGCTTGGTGGGATCAAGTAGAGAAAGCTGCAAACGCAGCAAGTAAAGAGCCAGTGCTTATCTATAAGTACGACAGGCAACCCATAACAGTGGTTATGCGTCTGGAGCATTTAATGAAAGACGGCGCTTTACATGATGAAAAAATTAGGATGGACTGGGAAGGCTTCGTCTATGTTGCAAGGGAACACTGGAATGACAAACATTGATTACGAGATGCCCGACTACGAGTATCACGATAAGAAAAAGCATCCGCACATATCAAGCAGTGATGTTAAAACAGTTTATGGCAAATCCCTGCTTCACTGGGTAGGCCAAGAATATAAAGAAAGCCCAACCCTGGAAATGGGTAAAGCTGTGCATTCGCTTATCCTAGAATACGAAAAGCAAGCCGTTGTGCGTGGTCCATCAGACAGGCGCGGCAATAAGTGGAAAGAAGCTAAGCAGCAAGCAGAGCAGCAAGGCAAAATATTATTAACAGAGCGCGACTATGACACAGCTTTGGAAATAGCAGAAAGCGCACTGTTTAACTCAGAGTTTTTACGCAGCAAAATCAGCAACAAAAATTTTATATCAGAAGCTAGTATATTTACGCGCTGCAAAAAGACAGGAATGCTTATTAAGTGCAGACCAGATGGGCTTATTATACCAGAGAGTGACAAAGGCAAAGGCGAAATACTTGACATCAAAACAACGCATGATGCTTCGCCTAATGGCTTTCAGCGAGAGCTACGCAAGTATAATTATGATTTGCAAATTGCGTTCTACTTACATACCATGCGCTGTGCTTCCCTGCCATGCTCAGAGATGTACCTAGTCGCAATAGAAAAAACGCCGCCATATGCAGTTGGCGTTCATGTGCTGTCAGAAATATACATAAAGCACGCAGAAAAAAGAATGATCCAAACTTTAGAAAAGATGAAGCACGCCGAAGCGTCGCAAGACTTTTCTACAGGTTGGCCCGAAATCAACCAAGTACATCTTCCTGCATGGCTAGAAGATGACATGGAAGATGCAGCATTTTAATTAGACAAAGGAGTATAAAAATGAAAATGCTTAATACAAATCAAGTCGTATTTGAAAACGTTACGGCAAAATATCCAAGACTAAATCAAACTTACAAGTTTGACACAATGGAAAACAAAACCACGCCATGTAGCCCATTAGATGACGGCGCAGCTTACACGCTAGACTTCGAAATGAGCAATCAAGACGCTCAAGAGTTTCTTGATAAAATTAAAGAAGTTTACAAAGAAGCTGCAAAGGCTGACACAAAACGCAAATGGAAGCCAGAACCAACCTACACACCATACAAAGAAATAGACGGTGTGCCGCAAGGTAAAGCAAAGCTAAAAGGTGCGTACTCAGGCGAAAAAACAAGGCCACCTGTACAGAAAGATGCAGACAGCAATAAATTACCTGAAGACTTTGAGCTTACAACAGGCAGTAAGGTTAATGTTTGGGGTCAACTGTTTGCATATAATACAGGCGCTGTGTCTGGCGTTGGACTGCGCCTCAAAGGTGTTCAAGTCAAAGAACTTGCAGATCGTGTAGAGAATGATCCATTTGAAAGCACAGACGGATATAAAGCTGCTGATGCTGCACCTGCAAAACAAGATGCTGCACCTGCAAAGTCCGAATCAAATAATGATTTCTTTGATGATGAGATACCGTTTTAACCTAAAAAATGCCCCAGACCTAAATCTGGGGCAGTCTTAATTAGACAAAACATAACATATTCAAACAAAGGAATACTGAACCAATGGTAACGCAAAGTATTGATAAAGGCAAGTATCCAGACCCCATATATAGTGAGTACGCGCCGCAAGTCATAAGCTCACTTAATTTAAAACGACATGGCAACGAGCATAAAGGAGCTTGCCCAAACTGCGGCGGTGTTGATCGGTTTTGGATTAGTGAGTACCAAGGGTTACTTAAGGTTAATTGCAGAAAATGCGGTGATTGGAAAAGAATAATAGAAATACTTAGAGATATGAAAATTTACCCAGACAAAACAGAGGCAACAACAGTGGTACACTTTCCAGAACAGGAAGAGCTTCACCCATATCTAACGCGAAAAAAAATCAAACAACATAACGCAGAAATAGATGAAGGTGATTTAGTCATACCCATCATAGACAAAACAGGCAAAAGGCAAGGCAGCCAGTTTATTGATGAAGACGGCGGGAAAAAATTCAATTTTGGTCTGCAATACAAAGGCTGTTTTTCAGTCGTAAATGGGCCAATTAAAGACTTTGCCTACATAACTGAAGGTTGGGCAAATGCTTGCGTATGCACAGAAGCAACAGGTAAACCCGTTATTCACGCACTCAACGCAAGCAATATCACAAACGTTATTCAAGAAATAAAAGAAGTTAAACCAGAAGTCACACTCATTATTGCAGGCGATAACGACGAAGCAGGCAGGGCAGCATGTCAAAAAGCTTTTACAGATCATGGCGTTGAAAGCATACTGCCAGACACAGAAGGCTATGACTGGAATGATGTCTGGCTTGCTCGTGGCATCGAGTTTACTCGTAAAGCACTCAAGCCGCGCAATCTATTAGACGAAGTTATCTTTCCAGATCAAGCCAAGCCGCAATTAGATAACAAATACATTGCTAAAGGTTGGCTTGCAGAAAACTCAATTAGCGTGGTGTTTGGGCCATCTAACGTAGGTAAATCTTTTTTCTGCATGAGTTTAGCTTATCACATAGCCGCAGGCAGGGAATGGATGGGCAATAGAATCAACAAAGGTAGCGTGCTATATCTCGCTACTGAAGGCGGCGCAGCGTTTCAAAATAGACTAGTAGCACTGCGAGAAAAATATCCAGATTATACAGACGTTGATCTAGCGGTCAGACCAAGCCCAATCAATCTATATGATGCTGAAGAAGACATTGCAAAAGTCGAAGCTATCATCAAAGAAATCAGTAAAAAACGTGGGCAAGTGTCTATGATGGTGATTGACACACTATCCAGGGCTACGGCTCTGGGTAACATGGACGAAAATGACAACTCAGCAATGTCAAAACTAATTGCAGGATTAGACCTAATTAGAGAAAAAACAGGTATTCACATTATGCTTGTTCACCACTCAGGCAAAGACACATCTCGCGGCGCTCGTGGAGCAAGCTCTTTACGCGCCGCCTGCGATACTGAAATTGAGCTTTCATTCGACGATGAAACGCGCATTAGAACCGCAAGAGCCACAAAACAACGTGACATAGAAACAGGCGCAGAAATAAATTTTATTCTGCAAGTGATTGAGCTTGGAGAAGACGCAGACGGCGATCAGGTTACAACATGCGTTATTCGTGAAGCGACACCAGAAGAAATGGAAGAAAACATCAAGTCTCGCATAACTGGCAAAAATCAAAAGCTGTTTAAAGAGGTGTTCTACCAGTTGCGCGGCGAAGACATAGGTAAGCCAAACCCAAGCGGCGCAGGGTGGCCTTCAGGCGGCAAGTATTGGTGCATAGATGAAGAAACAATCAAAGATCACTTTAAAGGTAAGTTGGCTGGCGTGGCTAATCCTTCACAAACATATAAGCAGGCTGTGGATGGGCTGCTAGGCGGCGGTCATATTGCCATAAATGAGGGTAAAATCTGGTTTACTGATAAAGACGGCAGAGCAAAGGAAGCGTTTTAGACATACTAAAATGCAAATGTAATAAAAACAAAGGGTTACGGTATAAAAAAAGTAGTTTTAGTATATAATAGTAGTAATAATGAATATAAATATTAATGACTACTACTATACTAAACACCCTAGGTTTAGTATTAGTAGTATAAATATTAGCGAAAAAATGAAAAAAGAATTTCCTAAGAGTTTGCAGACAAAAATAAATGAGGGCAAAGCAAAAGCTTATCCTCATGGTGATAGCCAAATAAAACCGTTACTAATGTTTGCCGACAAATTAAACTCAATTGATGATCTCGAAGAATTGCGCGGCTTTGCCAATCGTCGCTCAGTCCTTCAGGTTGATTTACCCAAATGGAGCGAAGAACAAAAAAAGGCGATACTGTGGAGAAAAGCAGAGATATTAAAAAAACAAGCGAAATAAGGTGGAGCGTTTATAGCGATGGCTTGCGCTTGTGGTTAGATGGCAAACACCTAGGAACTATACCGCCTAAAGATTTATTACACGTAAGCTATGAAGCTTTGAGTTTGTTACGTAGAGTCTACGGTAGCGGCGCAGAAAAAAAGCCCGACGATTAATCGGGCTTAGTTGTTAGCTTTACAGCTACGAGGAAATTTTATTCTTCTTCTTCATCGACGTGAAAAAAGCGCATTACGATTTCATCTGTATCTTGCTCAAAGTCGGTTAGCCGTTCGCAATCTACATCGGTCTTTCTCAAGGCGTCGTGAATGATTGAAATTAGTTCTTGCTTAGTCATAACTAGCACTCCACAAAAATCTCTATTTCGTCATATTCTTTAATGTGAACAGACTTTGTTTCTTGTCCTACTGTTTCCCATTCTGGATAGCCGTATTGGTTTTTCACAACTTTACCGTTCTTATGTTTTTTGTGCTGCCTTATGTCTTCAGTAACTTGGGCGTGCATTTCTGTATAAGTGTTGGTTAAGTCAAAATTAATATTCTTCTCGCTAAAGTATCCTTCTAAAGCTTTCATTAATTCCCATTGATCTAGTTTAATTCTCATTTTGTCTAATCCTCGTTTGATTCGTTATGTAATATTGTAAACATATTATTGACATAATATCAATACAATATGTTAAGCATAAATTCTGCAAAGTATTTACTTAGTGTTGGCGCGTATAAGATAAGAGCTACGGCCAGTAAAAAAGCTACTATTGTCCAGCGCTCATGCTTTAACTCTTTTAGATAATGTTTCATTTTGTCTATGTTCCTAATGCGGCGCGGTCTTTTGCGTTGCTCATGTCATATGGTGGATAGCTAAACTCACGACGGCACATGGCTATTTCTTGATCATTTAAAACATTTGCTTTGTGTAGTGCTTTGAGTGTTGCTTTTGCTGAATTACAAAGCCCTATGTAGTAATTATCAAACATTGACGAATTGGCGTAAAACAACGCCCTACTTATTAATTCGTTCATTTGCTCGTTGCGTTCTGTGCTTATCCAGTAATGCGTTTTCGTTGTCTTCACTGGTTCTGGTGTTTCACAATCACACTCTGCACAATCAATGCTGAAGCGTTGCGGTATTCGAACAAGGTCTTTCATTGTCTAAACTCCTATTGTGTTGCGGCTATTTTAAAGAACGTTTCACAAGCTCTTTCTAAACCATGCGATTTAATACCGCTTTTAAACTCGTTTAGGGTTGCAAGTCTGTTGTTCTTATAAAGCTTTAAAACCCTAGTTTCTGTTGTCTCTTTGTTAGTGAACACTAACACGCCTTGCCAGTAATCCACTTCAAATTTATCTGTTGTGTAGTCCATAGCTATCAACCCAACTTAAAAGCGTAATAAGGCTGACTCTTAAGCTCGTACTCGTAACCGTCATAATGTCCAAAATGATGACCGTAACCGTCAGTGCTTACATACTTTTCTTGCAGTTCTTCAAGTTTACCATTGCTTATTACAAGCTTACCTAGTGCCTCGAAAGCCTCAGCTTTTTGCATTGCCTGAATAACATCAATATCAATGTCTAAAACGTCAGCTAAAAACCAGTCAGTAAAACAGCCTAGAATATATTCATCACTAGCCAGTTCATCTTGCATGATGCTGTCAATCGCATCCTCTCGAATAAAACGCCATTCGCAACCGTCAAGTGTCACTCTCACATCATCATCACCTTGCGACATTTTGCAGGGTGCAATCATCGTTACAGCTTCCCGTATTTCTACAGGGTCACTTGCTTCACATGTGTTTTTTATTTCGTGTGCTATTTGTAATAAGTTTGTCATTTTGTCTAATCCTCGTTTGTTTTGGTTGTTCATGCTTTGATGCATGGCAAGGAAGCGCGTTGCCGCGCTTCTAAGCGATACATCAGGCAAGCCAGTCATCTATATTTTCGCCTTTAAAGTGTCCTGATTTGTCAGCTACTAATTTAAGCTTGTCCATTTGTCGTTGATGCCAAAGTAAAGATTCAACAATTGCAAGCTTATCTGCCTTGTCTTTGGTGTCTGTAATTGTGTCTGTAAAATACTTAGAGCCAGCGAATACGGCATACTTACCATTTGTTAATTGACCAGATTTATATTTCATTTTGTCCTCGTTTGTTTGTCTTTATACGAATCACTCTAATATATTACAAAGATATTGTAAAGAAATATTTAGAGATAAATAAAAAGAAAAACGAACAAATCAGACATTAAATGAATCGGTCGCGTGCGTGCGTGCGCGTGCTGCATTGCGGCGCAAAAGTCAAGCTTTTTGCTGCGTTTGCAAACACAACATGTTGTGGTATTCGCTCAGTGCATAGTATTTGCAGCGCAGCATAATTTTACAAAATCCAAATTAGTTAAACAATATCAAACACTTAGCAAGATAGCGCTAAATTAATTAACATAATATTTATTATCGGAATATGCATAGCTCCACCGTTTTTGGCTTGTTTTTTGCTTTGACCCCCCCGTCTGACCCCCTGCCTACCCCTATTATTATTATACATTCCCACACATAAAATTTTGTGTTACAGTGTTTGGTAGGGGTTGCGTTCTAATTTCGAAGTATTTTCCCATTGCAGACAAATTTTACCTCCCAGCAACCCCACCCCACCCCCCGTATTGCTTTTGCAAACTATCATGCTAAAATCCTGCAAAAATGAGGTGCAGTATGGCTGGTAGGCCGATGGTAAAAAGAACGCTTGCTGAGATTAAGCGCAGGGGTGGCGGTGAGTATCTTCGTGAGTGGGTGTTAGAAGGTAACTCTATTTCTAGTTTAGCGAAAGATTTGGATGTTCATGCTGGCTCTTTGCGTAATATGATTTTGCGTGATCCTGAGTTAACGGCTGCGATAGACGAGGCTAGGCGTGCGGCGGCTGATGCTCATTTTGAGGCTGGCTTTGAGGTTATCTCTGAGGTTAGTGAGCGCAGGCAGCGCGAGATTATGGAAGCCTTGAATGGGGATCGTGACATTAGTGAGGCTAACGTTAGTCAGGTTGACTTGGGTTTACTCAAGCAAAAGGTTGGTCAGCACAATTTAGCGGCGTCTAATTGGAACCCTGAGAAGTATGGTGGGCGCAACCAGCAGCAGATTAATATTAACATTGGTGATTTGCATTTAGATGCTTTGCGCAAGATGAAGGTTGTTGAGCATGAATGATTTATCGCAGAACACGATGATAGAGTTTACCCAGCGTTACGCTAGGAAGCCTACATTGTTTGTGCGTGAGGTGTTAGGTGTTGAGCCTTTGGATTACCAGGCTGAGTTTTTGGAAGCCATAGCGTCTGGTGAGCGTAAGATTAGCATTCGTTCTGGGCATGGTACGGGTAAGTCTACGGCGGCGTCTTGGGCTATGTTGTGGTATTTTTTGATGCATTATCCGAATAAGGTTGTGGTGACTGCCCCTACGTCTAGCCAGTTGTTTGATGCATTGTTTGCTGAGATGAAGCGGTGGATCAATGAGTTGCCTAAAGCGTTTCACGAGGTGTTAAACGTGAAGTCTGACCGTGTTGAGCATACTGCTGCGCCGAGTGAGATGTTTATTTCTGCTAGGACAAGTCGTGCAGAGACACCAGAGGCGTTAGCTGGTGTACACTCTGAGCATGTTATGTTGATTGTTGATGAGGCATCTGGTGTGCCAGAGCAGGTGTTTGAGGCTGCTGCTGGTTCTATGTCTGGTCATAATGCGACCACGATTATGTTGAGTAACCCCACTAGGTCTAGTGGCACGTTTTTTGAGAGTCAAACGCGCATGGCTGGTAGCTGGTGGACAAGGCGTTGGTCATGTGTGGATAGTCCTTTGGTGAGTGACGAGTTTGTTGAAGAGATGAAGTTGCGCTATGGCGAAGACAGTAATGCGTTTAGGATCAGAGTGTTAGGCGAGTTTCCTCAAGCAGATGATGACACGATTATACCGTTTCATTTAGTAGAGACTGCAATACATCGTGATATTAAGGGTGATGAAGACCTGCCAAGTGTGTGGGGTTTGGACGTTAGTCGGTTTGGTAATGACAAAACGGCGCTGTGTAAGCGTCAAGGTTCTGTTGTGACTGAGATTAGGTCTTGGTCTGGGTTGGACTTGATGCAGACTGTGGGTAGGGTTGTGGCTGAATATGAGGCTTTAGCGCCGTCTAAGCAGCCCAGAGAGATACTTGTGGATAGCATTGGTATAGGTTCTGGTGTGGTTGATAGGTTGCGCGAGTTAGGCTTGCCAGTGCGCGGCGTAAACGTTGCAGAAGCGCCTAGTATGGGTGGCACATATTTAAATTTGCGGAGTGAGTTGTGGTTTAAGACGAAAGCTTGGTTTGAGGATCGTGCGTGTAAGTTACCGAAAGATGATCAGTTGCTGGCTGAGTTAACGGGTATTAGGTATAGTTTTACATCGTCAGGCAAGATGAAGGCTGAGAGTAAGGATGAGATGCGTAAGCGTGGTTTGCAGTCGCCTGATTTAGCGGATGCTTTGTGTTTGACGATGGCGAGTGACGCTGCAACGGCGTTATCTGGTGCGTTTAATAGTTGGCGAGGGGAGATAAAACGCAATTTGCGTGGGATCGCATAATGTGTTACGTTGCATAAAAAAGGAGATAGTCATGGGCTATGGAAAGAAAAAAGGCGGAAGGAAAAAGTAATGCATGGAAACAAGTTTAAACCATGCCCTGGTTGCCCCACAAAAGAGGGGTGCAAAAGAGCAGGTCAGTGTTTAGCTAAAAAGTTTGGTAAATAATGGCAAAAAAAGCTAAAAAATCGTCTAGCCCAACGCCAAAAAACCCTGCTCTTTACGCTAGGGTAAAGGCTGCGGCAAAGCGTAAGTTTAAGGTTTATCCTTCTGCGTATGCGAATGCATGGTTGGTGAGAGAATATAAGAAGCGCGGTGGTAGGTACTAATGGCTAGAAAGCCAAAAGGTGGTTTGACCAAGTGGTTTAAGGAAGATTGGCGCGATGTTAAAACTGGCAAAAAGTGCGGTAGGAGCGGCAAGAAAGATAAAGGTAGACCTTACCCTGCTTGCCGTCCTAAAAGTAAGGCAAGTTCCGCCTCTGCTAAGAGGGCGGCTAAACGTAAGACAGGTCCAGCTAGGATAAGTTGGAAAACGAAGAGTAAGAGGGGTAAAAAGTAATGCCGTATAAAAAATATAGCCCAAAGCAAAAAAAGCTTGCAGCCGTAGCTCCGCCACGTAAGAAGATCACAGGTGCAGATTTAAGAAAATTGAGCAGAAAAAAGAAGGGTAAGAAGTAATGGCTGAACCTAAAGAGATTAAAAAGAAGGGTATGGGCAAGGACAAGGGTAGCCGTAAGTTTGAAAATACGTCTGCTGCTGATCGTAAGAAGGCCAATGCTGATGGTAAGTTTGGGTATTTCGATGAGGCAAACAGGCGTTACGTTCCTGCCTTTATAGATATGATTGACGGTGGAGACCGTGATGGTCGTGGTGATGAGTTTGCTGGTGGACCTCTTAGCCAGATATTGAATAACATTGGTATTAGTCCGTATGGCTCTCAGCGTGAGCGTGCTTTTGGTGGGCCTACAACATCCCCTATTCAGCAAGCAGTGGCTGGTGGCCCAGTGAGGCCAAGAATTAGGCCAACGCAAACCATGCCAGATGAAGTGAGTGGTGTTCCATTTAACAATACGCCACCAGTTATGCCAGATGAGGTTAGTGGCGTGCCTTTTAATAACACTCCAAACCCATTTGCTGGGCCAACTTATGATATGCCTATGGCTAGATCTGATAATAGTATGCAGTTTGGTCAACAGCCAGCAGGGTCAATGCCAAGTATGAGTTTTGGTCAGCAGCCTGCTGGCTCTATGCCTGCTGATCCATCTGGAGTTACAACCCAAGATATGGCGTTAGCTGATCTTCAGAGGCGCATAGACGCTGTTAGGCAAGCTGGCGGAACTGAAGAGGACATGGCCCCCCTCTTACGTTTATATTCTGAGAGAATTGCTTTGCTTGATCCAGCTATGTATGGGCCTAACGCAAATGAGGCTAGGTTAGGACCGTCAGCAATGAATCAAGTATATAATTACTTATTGCCGCCAACAACACTTGATGGGCCTATGTATAAAGGTTTTCGCCCCTAATGCCACGAAAGCCTGAGAAAGCTATACGGAAGACGACCAAAGGCAAGGGTCGTAATTACCGCTCTGTAAAAGAGGGCGCTGGTATGACTGCAAAGGGTGTAGCGGCGCATAGGCGTGCTAACCCTGGATCAAAGCTTAAAACGGCTGTAACGAAAAAGAAAAATTTAACTGCAAAAGAGAAGGCTCGTAAGAAGTCTTTTTGCGCTAGGTCTAGAGGCTGGACAGGTGAGCGTGGTAAGGCTGCGCGTAGAAGATGGAATTGTTAGATGGCGTTATCAACTTATGACGAACTAAAAGCTAGTGTTGCGGATTTTTTAAATCGCAGTGACTTAACCTCAGTTATACCTGATTTTATTAAGATGGCTGAAACTGACATGAACCGTAAGGTTAGGCATTGGCGCATGGAGAACAGGGCGTCTGCTACGATTAGTTCTCAATATAATGCTTTACCGACTGATTTTCTTGAGCCAATTAGGGCGCATATTGAGACAGGTGACTATAGGCCAATTGAGCTTATTTCTCAGTTTGAGATGCAGCAGCGCCGCAGGGATAACCTGGATACATCTGGCAAGCCTAGTTTTTATTCTATTACGCAGGGTGAGATAGAAATATACCCAACGCCAGATGGTAGTTACGGCATAGAGTTAAATTATTATGCAAAGATACCGTCTTTGAGCGCGTCACAGACAACCAATGCTATTCTTACTAATTTTCCTGATGTTTATTTATATGGGTCACTTGTTCATTCTGCGCCTTATTTGCAGGAAGATAATCGCACAACAACATGGGCTGCGTTGTATCAATCTTCAATTGATGGTATAAATCGTGAAAGTGACCAAGCTAAGTTTGGCGGTACTGGTCGGCGCATGAGGGTGAGGGCGTACTAATGGCAACTATTGTAAAACGTGCAGTCAAGGGCGCTCCGCTTACACATGATGAAGTTGACGCTAATTTTGACAATCTAAACAACGACAAGATTGGCAAGACTGGCGGCACTGTTGACGATGATGCCATTGTTAATTTTGGCGACGATAGTGACTTACAGATTTATCACAACTCTACGGCAAGCGACGCATATATATTAAACAACACTGGCGAGTTATACATTCGCGGCGATAATATTACGTTGGGCGCTGTTGATGCGTCTAGTCCTACGTTTATTACAATGGATGAGAATGGCGCAGTTGAGTTATTCTTTAACAATAGCAAGAAGTTAGAAACAACGACAGATGGCGTTACTGTTAATGGTGACTTAACTGTTACTGGTGGTTTTACGACAGCGAGCTTGACGGTTTCTGGCGAGCTTGCTGCTGACAGTCTTGCGATTACAAATCAAATAACGTCTAGCTCTGTTGTAACTGGTTTGATTACGGCAAGCGGCGCGATTTCCTGTGCTGGGCTTACGTCTAGTGCAGATGTTACGGTTACTGGGGGTATTACCTCTGATAGCGTAACAGTAAATGGTTCCATCTCTGGTGGGGCTATAACGTCAACAGGTGCGATAACGTCAGGTGGCGGTATTAATTCTGTTGGTGATGTAACTGTAACTGGAGCGTTAAGCGTGACAGATGCAGAACAAACTAGGGTCAACCTCGATGTCGATAGGGCAGGAGAGGCATTGGCCTTTGCTATAGCCTTGGGTTAAACGAAAAGGAGAAAATCATGGCTGACGCAGCGAAAGCTACAATGGAAGTTACAGTCCTTCCAGATGAGATTGCAAAAACATTCTCAGCGACTATGACTGTTACACCTGAAGATGCAAACGATAAGTGGTACTACAAGTTATCTTCAGTCAACAACACAAGCTCTGACCTTATTGCAGGCTCGTTTGTTGATTACACCGCAGTAGACAGTTCGACGGCTCCCACAGCCGTAGCGACTACCGATACAGTTAAGTTTCTTTTTATTAAAAATGTAGACGGAAACAGTGGCTCTATTTACGTTGCTTTTGATGGTGGAACGGTGACATCTACAACTGGCGACGCAATTGTGTTAGGGCCGAACGAGAGTTTTGCTGCTCGTTTACCAAATGCAACTGTGGCAGACATTCATGCTATTTCATCAGCTTCGACTGTTGAATGCATTGTTTGTGCGTTGTTAGATGACATCTAAGTAAGAGGTAAGCGCATATGGCTAATACATTTAAAAACTACACAGCGTCTTCAGTCGGTAAGTCTGAGGAAACTGTTTACACTGTGCCAGAGGGTACAACTTCAGTGGTGATTGGATGTAACTTAGCCAATGTGCATACCGCTCAAGTAAAAGCTTCTGTCAAGGCCGCTTATGTTCACATGATTAAAGATGCAGTTATTCCAAGTGGTTCGGCCTTGTCAGTCCTTGACGGAAAAGTAATATTACAACAAGGTAACACTATTACAATTGAAAGTGACGTTGATGAAAGCGTTGACGTACTAGTTAGCGTATTGGAGCAAACGTAATGGCTGGATACATTGGTAGTCGAGCAGTTACCTCAGTGTCAAACACTGACAGCATTACAGTAACAGGTGACGTTACATATGATGGGGTGCTGAGCAACGATGACTCAATTGACGAAGATGTAACTGTGTTGTCAGGCAGAAACGCAGCAGTGATTGGACCAGTAACAATAAACGCTAACGTAACAGTCACAGGGACTTTGACTATACTATGAGTACTGTATTTGTAGATAACATTAGCAATCAAGCTGGAACTTCAGCTATGACCATTGATACTAATGGTGTTGTAGCTACTCCAGCTAGGCCAGCTTTTAGCGCATATAGAGATAGTTCTACAGTAGAAGCTCTCACTGGTACTCTTGTTTTTAATGGGACTAGAAGTAATGTAGGCAACCACTACAACACATCAACAGGTAAATTTACAGCTCCTATTGCTGGTTTATATCAATTTAATTTTGTTGGTTTTGGCGTTAATTCTGCTGCAACCGTTATAGCTGCTAATGCGTCTATATATGTTACTCTTATTAATGAGACTACAAGTACAGATCTTGCAAGGACATATGTGTTGTCTGTAAGCTCAGCTAGTTACCCTAATGTATCATTTTCAAACATGGTTTCTTTAGCTGCTAATGATGTGGTTAGACTCGATGTAGGCGGTCAATATGTTTACAGCGATGCAACTGATCTTTATCTCACATTTTCAGGTTATTTAGTGGGTTAATATGGCAAATTATAAGAACATATCTATAACAAATCCATCTGGTTCTGTTTTTAACGAGTCAACAGCAGAGGCTATTCTGGTTGCAACAGATTGGACACAATTATCAGACAGTGGATTAACATCTGATTGTGTAGCAGCTTTTGCTACCTATAGAGCAAGCATAAGAACTATTAGAAAAAATAACCCAGATAACCCAACTTGGCCTGATGCACCTACAGAGGAGTGGTCATGACCTCCATAATAAAAGTTGATGAGATACAAAACAAAGCTGGGTCTACGAGTTTAGCAGCTAATAAACTTCCTGATATGCTTAGTGGTTCTACAAAGTCTTGGGTTAACTTTAATGGGACTGGGACAATTGCTACACGAGACAGTTTTAATGTTTCTAGTTTAACTGATATTAGCACAGGTCAATATAGAAGTAATTTTACAAACAACATGGTTAATGACGATTATGCCTGTTCGTTTTATCATACTGCTATGAATGGTTCGGCTATGAATTCTTTTAACAATAATTGGCAAGGAGGTCATGATTTAAACGTAGCTTATATAGCTCATAGTTCCTATAATGGTTCTTTTCTAGATAGTGACCTTGTTATGATACAAGTTAACGGAGACCTAGCGTAATGGCAGGATATATAGGTACAGTTCCAGCACCTCAAGCTACCCAGATTAGGCAGACGTTTACAGCAACTGCTTCTCAAACAACGTTTGGTACTGCTGGTTATACTGTAGGTTTCATTGATGTGTTTCTAAATGGTGTCAAGCTAATAGATAGCACTGACTACACAGCTACAAATGGTAGTGAGGTTGTTTTGACTACTGGTGCTGCTGTTGGAGATCTTCTTCACGTTATAGCTTTTACTGCTGATGACACTGCTTCGAGCATGGGTGGTGGCAAGTTCAAAGGTGACAGAGGCACATTTGGTTCTGGTGGTGCTGATATATTCAGGGTGCATGAGCAAGAGCTAAACACTGATGTAACCATAGACGCTACTGAGAATGCATTAGCTAGTGGTCCTTTGACTGTAGCTAGTGGTGTTACTCTTACTGTCACAACAGGAGGGAACTTGAGCATTGTCTGAGATACGAGCAACAACAATTAGTGACGAGACAGGTAGCGGCCCTATTGCTTTGACTAAGCAGAGTGCTGCTAAGGCTTGGGCTGCTGTACAAACAAATACGGGATCTCATGTTTTAGCTGGTAGCTTTAATATTTCTAGCACAGTAGATCTTGGTACAGGATACGGAACACTTAATTTAAGTTCATCTATGTCAGATGTAAATTATAGCGCAATAAGTGCAAAACAAAATTCTGTTAATAATAATGCTGCTCAAGTTTTCTTTTATACTGGCTCAACTGCATCTCAGGTTAGATTTTCTTTTTTTGAAAGTGGTGGCACACTGGTAGATCCTTATCATTATGTAGGCACTGTTCACGGAGACTTAGCATGAGTACTATAACGGTCACCAACATCCAAGCTACAGGTGAGACAGCTAGTCGTCCAGTGTCAGGGGTTGCTGCTGCTTGGTTGCATGCGCCAGCTACTTCAGCAAGCATATCTGACAGCTTTGGTGTATCTAGTATTGATGATGATGGAACAGGTGAGCAAGGTGTAAACCTTACTTCTGCTATGTCATCAGCTAATTATACAACAACTGTAGGTTTGCAAACTACTAACTTACACAACACGGCAGCTAGAAGCAGAATTATGGGTGTTCATAGTAAAACAACCACAGAAGTTAATTTAAAATATGATTACCTTAGCACCACAAGTTATTACACTGGTGGTATTGAGTCGGCTGGCCTTTATAACCTTGCAGTTCATGGAGACTTAGCATGAGCAGTACTCTAACAGTCACCAATCTGACAGCTACTAATCTCACTGATGGTGCTGGTACGACTTCTACGTTTGCTAATATAAACCAAGGACATTCTAAAGCGTGGGTAAACTTTAATACAAACACCTCAACATCTATTCATGACAGTTTTAATACTGCTAGTTTAACAGATAATGCAACGGGTGACACAACGCAAACATTTACAAATGCTATGGGTAACGCAAACTTTGCCTCTAGTGGTGCATGTAATCATGGTGGCATTGCTAATTTTGATAGTAATTTAACTATTCCTCACGGTGTTAATCCATCAACAACAACAGTTAGGAGTCAGGTGTCTAATAGTGCAAATTCCGCATCCGATGGGCCTTATATTTCGCATTTAATTCACGGAGACCTAGCATGAGTACAATTAATGTCTCCAACCTCAACGATGGCACAACAACTGTAGCGACTACTTATATTACCAATGGGTCTGCAAAGGCTTTATTTAATTATACAGAAAGTGGCTCTTTCTCTGTTGCAAAGTCTTTTAATGTAGCAAGCGAAGTAGATAATGGAAATGGCGATGTATCTTACACACTAACAAGTGCTATGAGCGATGCTAATTATATTACCTCTGGCGAAGCTGGTGGTAATTTAAGCACTTTTTATAGTAGAATAACTTCACATCATGGATCTACTTCTACTGTTGTAAGAATGAGAAGTACAAATTCTTCTTCATATACTACTAATGTTATCTTTAGAGCTTGTAGTGCAATATTTGGAGACTTAGCATGACCCACGGACATTTATGGGATAGATTAGCAGAAGCTAAGACAAGACTAAAACCTGTACAGTCTAAGTATCGTGTGCTGTTCGAAGACCCTGACACACCAGACGAACCAGCCAAGGTTCTATGCCCAGATCCTAACTGGATGGCTTGTGCGTTAGAGGGTGGAATACTGCCACCTATAGAAACCTACCAGCGTGACCGTTTAGTTCCTGATGGACAGCCAAAGGAACACCCATACGCTGCACCTGTCGATGCTATGACAGAAGAAGAAGCAATAGAATACTTAATTCAAAAGGATATAGATCCGTCAGTATGGCGAGACTATAAAGGTAACAGAACAATCATGAAGATTGTACCTGTTGAACTGATCCCTACGGATCGCTCATTTAGAAATGCATGGAGAATTGCACAATGACTAAAACTTACATCAATATAAATGGAGATGTCAGAGATGCATCTTCTTTAACAGTACCTAGCGATAGAACCTTTCGAGGTGCTTGGACATTCAACGGTGATGTCGTTGAAATAGACATGGCTAAGGCTAGAGATATTCACAAGGATAATCTTAGAGCAGAACGTGCGCCAAGACTTGAGGCTTTAGATGTTGACTATATGAAAGCTCTTGAAGCTGGCTCAGGTGCAGATGCAATAGCTGCTCAGAAGAAAACACTGCGAGACATTACAGCAGATGCTAAGATTGCTAATGCAGCAGATGCTGATGCACTCAAAGCGTTGGATTTGGCTACACTCTTAGGAGAGTAATATGTCTAGAGCCAGAGACATAGCAGACAGCGCAGGCCAGGGCGGTGGCGCATCTAACCTTATAATTAATGGGTCTATGGAAGTAGCTCAACGTGGCACTTCTAGCACTTCAAGCGGTTACGTTTCTTTAGATCGTTGGTATGTAAATCAGTCAGGTGGCTCAACAACTTTTAGCCAAGAAACCAATAGCAACCCAAGCGAAACAGGGGGTTTACAAAAGTACGCTAGGCTCAATGTTTCTACATCAAGTGATTTTACAAGCATTCGACAGCCAATAGAAGATGTAACATCTGTTCCTGCAGGAACGGTTACTATTTCTTTTTATGCAAAAGGTACTGCACCGACAGGTGGTCTGTATATTTGGGGAACGCAAGACTTTGGCACTAGTGGTTCGTCTGATGTTGACATAACCCCTGTCTTAATAACGGCTAGTCTGACCAGTAGTTGGGTTAGATATACGGCGCAAATAACAATTCCATCAATAGATGGAAAAACTATTAATGATGGTAGTTTTGTTAAGTTTAACATTGGTCAATACTCTAATACTGGCACAACTGCTTACGACTTAAATATAACAGGAGTTCAGCTAGAAGCAGGCAACAAAGCTACTGACTTTGAGCGTAGGAGCTTTGGGGATGAGTTGGCTAGGTGTCAAAGGTATTTTAGAAATTTTATAGGTTCTGACTCTTCTGCTGTTGCTCATATGCCGCCAAAATATAGTGGTAATAATGGGCATTGGCTTACTATTTTGCTAGACCCTGAAATGAGAGCTGCACCAACGGTTACAAGTAGTTCTTGGCAAAACGTGCAGCCAACATTTTATAACTCAAACCCCAGAGATATTACTTTTCAACACGCTAGTTCATCATTTTACTCAGACACTAATACAGTATTTACAGCAGAAGCGGAATTGTAAAATGAATATTAGAAATGCACAATATCTTAAAGATTTAGATAATAAAAATATTGCAATTAAAGTTACTATTGATGAAACTGAAGTTAATGTTCCTTTAGACCTAAAAAACCGCCATTACGCCGCTATCCTTGAATGGGTTGCAGATGGCAACACCATAGCGGAGGCTGAATGAGTGTTATTGAGCCATATGTTGAGAAAGATGGAACGGCGTCTGGCGCAGGTGTTGTGTTTGGCGGTAGGCGTTACTGGCTTTTTGGGTATTGCGAAGGTGATCACATATGGAGTGACGATGCGGCGGTATCTAACACATGGACAGATGACAGCGTTGCGACAGGTATATGGGTAGACGATGCGGCGGCTACTGGAACATGGACGGACGATTAGAAAAATGCTAAGTTGGCATAAACAACGAGGATTATAAGATGGCAATCTCAGTTACCAAGCCAGTCGTGGGATCGAGCGAGAATACTTGGGGTACAACGCTCAACACGGCTTTAGATACAATAACGGACGCTGTAAACGGAACGAGCGGCACAATAGAGCCAGATCTAACGGCTGGCTCTTGGAAGATTGGCGGCGCTGCGGTTACATCAACGGCGGCTGAGCTAAACATTATGGATGGCGTTACAGCAACGGCAACAGAAATAAACCTCTTAGCAGGTCAAACGTCCTCATCATTATTATTTCCTGTTGGCGGTATAATTTTATGGAGCGGTACAGTCGCAACAATACCTACTGGTTGGGCTTTATGTGATGGTACAAATGGAACACCTAACTTAACAGCTAAATTTGTTGTACATGCAGACGCCGATAGTTCAGGAACTTATAATGTTGGCGACACTGGCGGTGCAGATAGCGTAACATTGACAACCAGTCAGATACCATCTCACACACACAGCTATACAGATAGTTATGTTTTACAGAGTGCTTTTCCATCTGCTGGTATTGATATTGACTATAACTCAAATACTTACAACCCAAATGGATCTCTTAGTAAAACAACTGGCTCCACTGGTAGTGGTAGCTCTCACGAAAACAGACCGCCATACTATGCTTTGGCTTACATTATGAAGACATAAAAATGGCTTTAGTACCTCTAGATATACCATCAGGATTTTACAGAATAGGTACGGACTATGAGCAATCTGGTAGGTGGCGCGAGGGAAGCCTAGTAAGATGGCTTGATGGTTCGCTTAGACCTATTGGTGGTTGGCGTGATCGCAAGCAAGATTTTACCACGCAGCCGATTAGGGGTATGCACACTTGGGAAGCTCTTAACCAAAGCACATGGTTGTCTGGCGGTTCTCACGAAGCATTAATCGCAATGACAGGCGGGGGAAATGTGTACGATATAACTCCTGCAAGTTTGGCAACAGGCAGGGTGGATGCGGCAGTTTCATCAGGTTACGGTAAAGGCACTTTTGGCACTGGCTTCTGGGGAACACCTATACAGCAATTATCAAACGCGATACCTGATCCTGCAACGTATTGGACATTAGATAATTTTGGCGAGATATTGGTTGGCTGTCATTATGATGATGGTAGGCTTGTTGAGTGGGGTTTAGATATTGTTAGCGGCTCTGAGCTAATCACAAACAATAGCTTTACTGTAGGCACAGGTTGGACGCTAGGCACTGGTTGGGCTATTAACTCTGGTCAAGCAGAGTGGACAGGCACAACGGCTGCTAATCTAGAGCAAGCAATTACTGGTTTAACGAGCGGCGCTAAGTATCATTTTACTATCTCAGTTGTTGACCCAGACAATGACGCAGACCCAGATACGATACCTTCATTAAAAGTTAAGGTTGTTGGCACAACGACAACAACTGTTTTGCTTGATGAAACTTTGCCAGTTGGCAATAGTTTTTATAGATTTGATACAGACGATACGGGCGTTACGATACAAATTTACCCAGCGTCAGGTGCAGAGCCTAATGTAAATGTGACAGACACATCTTTAAAATTAGCTGTGGTAGCAACGCCAATTACAAACGCGCCAACAAATAATCTTGGCTTAATCGTGACAGAAGAGCGTTTTATTTTTGCGTTAGGGTCTGGCGGCAACGGACGTAAGATCGCTTGGTGTGACCGAGAAGACAGAAATACATGGACTGCTGCCGCAACAAATGAAGCAGGAGACATAGAGCTACAAACATCTGGGCAGATCATGCAAGCTATAAGAACGAGAGGCCAGACGTTAATACTAACAGATACAGACGCTCACACAGCTCGATATACAGGACCGCCCTATGTATATGGCTTTGAGCGTGTTGGCGCGTCATGCGGCGTTGTAACAAGTCGTGCGGCTGTAGATACAGATAGCGGTGTATTTTTTATTGGGCAGGAAAACTTTTTTCTATTCAATGGTAACACAGTGCAGCCTATTAAGTGTGATGTGCATGATTATATTTTTGATGATATAAACGTAGCGCAGCAATCTAAAATATGGGCGATGGGCATACCGCAATATGGCGAGGTTTGGTGGTTTTACCCATCATCGAGCAGTTCAGAAATAGATCGTTACGTTGCTTATGATTACAACGAAAATCATTGGATGATTGGCGAGTTATCAAGAACATCAGGTGTTCCGAGGGGCGTATTTAGATACCCATTCATGGCTGATTGGGATACAACACATGCAAACATAAAAGAGCATGAGGTTGGTTTAAACGTAGATAGCGGCTCTGTTTTTGCAGAAACTGGGCCAATATCTATCGGCACTGGCGAAAACATAGCCAAGGTTACATCTGTTATTCCTGACGAAAAAACGCAGGGCGATGTGAATATGACGTTCAAAACACGTTTTCATCCAAACGATACAGAAACAACGCATGGCCCATTTGCGCCTAATAATCCTACGGACGCTAGATTTAGCGGTAGGCAGATACGCATGAAGGTAGAGGGTGCAAAGCTTGCCGATTGGCGTGTGGGCGTTATGAGGTTAGAAACTGTTGCAGGGGGAACTAGATAATGTCGGTTCCTATTTTACCTACTATTGGCCCTGACCTTGCTCAGTGGGGTAGGCAGTTAAACGCATATCTGCAAAGAAATTTAGGCAAGTTATACTTTAAAACATCTCAAGATAATCCAAGTGAAAATGGCGTTATTCTTTGGGATGACGTAAATGAGTGGCCTGTCGTAAGTTATGATAATGAGTTTAGGCAGATTGTCATGGAAGGCGGTCACGTTAAGCTTATGAGAACAGCAAGCCAAACGGCTGCATCAGCAGATACAGCTTATTCTATTACTTATGATGCGCCGACAAATAAGTATAAAATAGATCGTGATGGCACAAATCCAGAGCGTATTGTGTTTGAAGAAAAAGGTGAATATCTACTTAGCTTTACCGCAGAAATAACTTCAAGCACCGCAAGTGACGTTAAGTTTTATTTTTGGCCCGCTAAGAACGGCACAAATATAGCTAATATGACTGTAATAAAAACTATTCATAACAACGGTGGTATTATGACAGCATCAAGATCGTTTTTACTTGAGCTTGCTGCGAATGATTATATTGAGATGAAATGGGCTGTAGATAGTACGAGCGGTAGTTTAAATGCGACAGCAGCAACAGCGTTTAGCCCTGCTTCCCCTGCATCAACATTAGCTATAACGAGGATACATGCCTAAAGATACGCAAGTAAATGAGCTAGAACGTTGCCGCCCTTGGATAGAGGCGGCTTTAGAGTATTGTGGCGGTACGCATGTTTTTGAGGATATAGCAGAAGGTATTATAGATGGGCGTATGCAATTGTGGCCTAGTCCAAGGGGGTGCATTGTTACTGAAATTGTGGTATATCCAAGAAAAAAGGTGCTAAACGTGTTTTTAGGCGGTGGTGAGCTAGATCAGTTGTTAGATATGCATAACGATGTTACTGATTGGGCTAAAAGCTATGGATGTGAAGCATTAACGATTACAGGTCGTTTTGGATGGAAGAAACCCTTGAAGGCGCATGGTTGGGAACCGCTACACGCCTCATATCAAAAGGAGATATAAGATGAGCGGTGGTAAAGGCGGTCGTCAAAATACAGAAAAAACAATGCCAAGATTTGCAGAAACGGCTGTACAGCAAGGTATTGGATTAGCAAGAGATGTATCTGGCATGGGTTATGTTCCATATTATGGCCCTGATGTTGCAGCATTTTCTCCGCAGCAAGAGGCTGCGTTTAGAGGAACTGACGTTATGGCTGAAGCTTTTGGTATGCCAACAACAGGCAGAGCGCAATACATGCCGCAAGCTGAAACGTATGAAGGTGGGGTGAGAGGTTATGCTGCTGCACCTACCTTTGAGCAAGCTAGAGGGGAGCTTGCCGCGCAAAGACCAGGGCAAGCGCAATACTTAGAAAGCTTTACAGTAGATCCAATGACTGGACGCGCTGGAGCAAGATCAGCAGCCAGACAGCCAGTTGCATTAGAAATGCAAGGCGGAAGAAGAGGTAAGTAACATGGCAGGCGCAGCAAATCCAGCAATGACAACAAATCCATATCAAGCCGCAGCGCAGGCGCAGCAAGGCGCAATGCGAACATACGCAGATCCAGGTGCTGCTGCTGCTAACTTGATGAACCCATATGAAAGTCAGGTTGTTCAGCAAACTTTGCGTGATGTTGGGCAGCAAGCTTTGAAGGCTCAGAACGTGTTGGGCGCACAAGCTGAAGCGGCAGGTGCGTTTGGCGGCTCTAGGCATGGTATTGCAGAGGCTGAGATGGCGAAAGGCTATACACAGCAAATGGCAGACCAAGCTGCGCGTATGAGACAGCAAGGTTACGGTCAAGCTATGCAAACAGCGTTACAAGCTGCACAAGGCTTGCAGGGTGCAGGTCAGCAAGCATTTGGTTATGGTCAGGCCATACAGCAGCAACAAATGAGACAAGGCGCTATGCAGCAAGCGGCAATGCAGAGTTTAATTGATGCGGCGAGAAGGCAGTACTCAGGTTACACAGGCGCACCGCAGCAAGGTTTAGCGGCTATGTTTGGCGGAGCAGGATTAACGCAAGGCACTCAAGGCACAAGCCAAACATATCAGCCTGGATTGTTTGATTACTTAACTTTGGGCGCACAAACTTACGCAGGTATGTAAGGGTAATAAGATGGTAGATTTTCGTGACGTAGCAGGAGCATTAGCATCAGGTTTTAACCAAATGAGGTTAAGGCCAGACCCTGGATTAGACGCTAGGCTGCAAACAATACAGCAGCAGCGCACTGCTAATCGAGCGAAAAACAAAACTGTTGAGTATTTGCGTGGGTTAGGCACTGACATGGCAAACCAACTTGCAAGCATGGTTGAGAGTGGCGCGTTAACTGGACAGCAAGCTTATGCACAGATATTGCAGTTGCAGAGTGAGGAGCGCTCTTTTAACAGGCAGAAAGAGCTTGAGCAATACAAAGTTGGTTTAACGGCAGCAAAGACTCCTACATCTATTCAGGAGTATAATTTGGCTGTATCTCAAGGGTATAAAGGCACTTTTGAAGATTGGGAAAAATCAGACAAAAGAAGCGCTGAATTTGGAACAATTCCTGCTGGGTATCAGCTTATAGAGGAAACTAATGATCAAGGTCAAAATGTTTACAGAATGACGCCAGTGAAGGGAAGCCCAGATTATATTGATGAACAAAAAAGAATAAAACAAGAAGAGATGGCAAAGCAAGGAAAGATTGGTTCTACTTTATCTTTTTACTCTGCTGGAAAAAGAGTGATAGATGCCATAAATAAAGATGATACCTTAATACCCAAAACAGGAGTTCTTGCAGGGTTGATAAGAGACACTGTTTTTGGTCAGCAGCAAAAAAATGTTGCTGAAGATTTGGCTATTATGGAAGCTCAAATGCAATTTGAAACATTAGCTCAATTAAAGGCGCAAAGTCCTTCTGGTGCTTCTGGTTTGGGGCAGCTTACTGATAGTGAACGTAGAGCATTAGGTAAAATTAAATACAACTTTGACGCTCTGCAAGGCGAAGAGGCTATTAAGAGAAATATTAGATCAGCTATGCTAATGAGGGCTTATTTTGAAAATGGCTTGCTCGATCCAGAAACAAACACCTACAGAAATGCAACAGAGGAAGAGCTTGAGGCAATGACATTAGGCATAAATCCATTTACTGAGGAAGGTGGTCCAAGACTTATAGGTGTTGGGAGATATTTAGAAGTTAGCCCTCCAAAAAGCTCTAACCGCATCAAGTTCAATGCTCAAGGAGAAGAAATAAATGATTGAGGCTGAACTTCCAGATGGCACAATTTTACAGTTTCCTGATGGCACAGACCGCTCTGTGATCCAGCGTGTTGTTAAGGAGCGTCTTGGTGTAACTCAAGCTGCACCGAAAGAGGAAACACAAAGAGAAATTGGCGTAGTTGAAGATGTTGGTAGATCATTAACAAGTGGCCTTGTTAGAGGCGCTATAGGAACAGCAGAACTGCCCTTTATGGCGGCGAGAGGCATAGCAAGAGGTGGTCAGGAAGCACTTCAATATTTAGGATATGATGTTGGCGAAGACATTCCTGTGTTTCAGACAAAAACAGGAGAGTTTCTCAGAGGTCTTAGCCCACTTGATGATTATGAAGCCCAAACAAGAGCAGGAAAATTTGCAGGCACAGCAGCAGAATTTGTGGGTGGTGGCGGAACTTTAGGCGCAGCAGGAAAGTTGGCGAAAGTAGGCTCAAGGGCTGCTAATTTAACAAGAGCGCAAAAAGCAGCGCAAGCAGTAGAATCGGCTGGTTTATCCAAACAAGCCTTAGGAACAGCAACAGTTGCTGGTTTAGGCAGTGAAGCAGCAGGGCAGGTGGCTGAAGGTACAAAGGCAGAAGGCGCTGCTAGATTTATTGGGGCATTAGCAAGTCCAGCAGCAGCTTCTAAATTTGTTAATATGCCTGCTCGTGCAATTGATGCTTATGTACGGCCTGGAATATTATCTAAACAAATGAATACAGGAAACAGAACTCTCGACACGGCCCTTGCAACATCAATAATCAAGCCTTCAAGTGAAAATTTAAGATCAGCTAAAAATGCGGGATATAAGGCTGCTGATGACGCAGGTGTTTCTTTTAGCTCAGATCAAATGGTAGGAATAGCTGAAAACTCCAGAGCAAAGCTTTTTGCTGGAGGAGAGGGCTTAACTAAGTATAATCCACAGATTGATACTCACATTACACAAGCTCTTGCTAGGGTTGATGATGTTGCTAGTGGAACAACTTTAAGAGAATTAGACACTCTAAGAACTGAAATATACAATGTGTATAGAGTTGGTAAGGGTTCTGGTGTAAACGCTTACGATCCAAGATTAAGATCAGTTATTGATGAGATCGATGATTTAATAGACACAAATTTGCAAGGAAGTAGGCTTTTAAACGCTGCAAGAGTTGCAAATAAAAGATACAAAAAATCTGAACTTTTACGAGATGCTTTAGACAGCGCAGAAGTTACAGCAAAAACCACAACATCTGGAGATGTTATTGCTGGTTATAGAAGGGCTGTGGGTCGTATATTAAATAACAAAAAGCAACGTAACTTTTTTGATAAATCTGAGCTTGACGCAATGAGCGCAATATTAGACGGAACTGTTTCTGATGATGTTTTAAAAAGATTAGGAACGCTATCCCCAACTACAAATGGTCTTCAAAGGTCTATAGCAGGTGTTGCTGCTTTTATAGAGCCTACAACTTTAGCAATATCTGGTCTTGGATTAGTGTCTAAATTTGCATCTGACACTGGGGTAAAAATGCAATTACGCGATTTGGATAGATTGCTTGCAACAGGTCAGGCCCCAATGAGATTTAGACCTACAAGAGTAGCGCCAGCGCTAGGTGCTGCACAAGATTTTAGACAGGAGCAATAGAATGGAACTCAAAGCTAAAACAGAACGCGAGATAGAAACTATTGTTCAGAACGCTATAGACGATGCGGTAGACTTTGTAGAAAGCGAAATATCAGAAGATCGCATTAGATCGCAGCGTTACTACGATGGCGAAGTAGATATAGGCTACGAGGACGGTCGAAGCAAAGTAGTCGCTACTAAGGTTCGAGATACGGTGCGTGCGATTAAACCATCATTGATGCGTGTGTTTCTAAGCACTGCAAAGCCTGTAGAGTTTATGCCGCATGGCCCAGAAGATGTGAATATGGCAGAGCAAGCCACAGATTATGTGCATTATGAGTTTCAGAGAAGCAACGGCTACAGAGTGCTAAACGATGCTTTTCACGATGCGTTAATTAAAAAGCAAGGCATAGTAAAAGCATATTGGGAAGAAATGCCTACCGCAGAGATATATACTTACACTAATCTAGACGATGATGAATACACGTTTTTAGTGCAGGACGATGACGTAACGGTTCTTGAGCATACAGTAGAGCAGGAAATGAGCATGGATGAGCAAGGCGTTGAGGTGCAAACGCCTGTTCATTCTGCTAAAGTATCGCGCAGAGAAACAACAGGCAGGCTTCGTATAGAAAGCGTACCGCCAGAAGAGTTCTTTGTAGATAGAAACTGTAGAACGCTAGAAGATGCTCATGTTATTGCTCACCGCACAGAAATGCGTGCAGGTGATTTGATTGCAATGGGCTTTGATCCAGAGATAGTGCTTGACCTAGATAGCTTTGACGCAGGCACAGAGATGACTGAGGCAGAACGTATTGAGCGACAAGGTTATGAAGATGATTTTAACGAAACAAGCTCTGACCCATCTATGCGTCAGGTTACTGTAACAGAAGCATATATGCGTATGGATGTGGACGGCACAGGCGTAGCTGTGTTACACAAGTTCTTGTGCGGCGGGACAAAGTACAGACTGCTAGATTACGAACTCGCAGACGAAATACCTTTTGCAAAATTTGAAGTTGATCCAGAGCCGCACACTTTTTATGGCAGAAGCATTGCAGACATTGTGATTGATGATCAAGATGCAGCAACAAGCATATTGCGTGGCATACTCGATAACGTAGCTATGACAAACAATCCTCGCGTTGGTATAGTTGATGGCTCAGTTAACATAGACGATGTGCTAAATAATGAGATTGGCGCGATTGTGCGTATGAGGCAACCTGGAGCAGTACAGGATTTAGCTGTGCCATTTACCGCAGGGCAAACACTAAGCGCACTTACATACCTAGATCAGCTTGTAGAGGGCAAGACAGGCGTTACCAGAGCGTCTATGGGGCTAGACCCTGATGCAATGCAGTCTACAACTAAAGCTGCTGTGCAGGCCACTGTGCAAGCCGCAGCAGGGCAAGTAGAGGTGATGGTGCGTAACCTAGCAGATGGCGCAAGAGACTTGTTTGGCTTAATGCTAAGATTACTGCAAAAGAACATGGAAAACGGCGCAATGATGCGTATGAACGGGCGCTTCCAACCTGTTGACCCAAAAGCGTTTGACATAGATATGGACGTTAGCATTAACGTAGGTCTTGGCACTGGCAGAGAAGAGGACAAAATGGGCGCTCTGTCGTTAGCTCTACAACAACAAACTATGGTCTATCAGACATATGGCCCTATGAATGGTTTAGTGTCGCTCACAAACATCCGCAATACTCTTGCAGACATATTAGCATCGAGCGGCATTAGAAACGCAGATCGTTACTTTGCACCAATTACGCCAGAGATAGAAATGCAACTCTTGCAGATGCAGCAACAGCAACAAGCAGCATTAGCAGGTCAGCAACCATCTGACCCAGCGCAAGCTATGGTGCAGGCAGAAGCAATGAAAGCGCAGACAAAAGCACAGGTTGATATGACTAAGGCTCAGATGGAAAATCAGCGTAAAATGCATGAGATGGCGATGAAAGATGACCTAGCTAGAGATCAGATGGCGCAAGACCTATATGTAGATGCAGCAACGCTTGCAGGTCAGTACGGGCAAGCTGTTGATTTAGCTAAGATAAAAGCAGAGCAAGATAAAGAACGTATGCACAATGAATCTATGATGAGAATGGCAGGCATTTGACAGTAGAAACAAGAATAAAGGCAGAAGACGCAAAGCGGTTAAAAAGTGATACCGCTTTTAGCGATTTCATACAGGATGTTCGTAATGAGCAAATCAGGCTTTTTACGACTAGCGGCGCTCAAGACATTGAGCAACGCGAAGAGGCGCACGCAATATTGCGTGCATTAACCAAGATCGAAGTGGAACTTGACGCCGCTATAATGGCAGAGACACTTTTAGATCGTAAACAATAAGGAGCAGTACCGTGGAAGCGACTGACCTACACAGCGCAGTAGAAAAACTCATAGCGCCAGCGCAAGAAGAAACAGGCGAAGAAAATCTAACAGAAGCAGTTGAAGAAATTATTGAACCAGAAGTTGAAGAAACTGATGACGAGGTAATTGATGAAGGCGATACGTTAGATGAACTAGAAGCATCTGAAGAAGATTACGAAGATGTGGATATAGAGACCGAGGACGAAGTAGAGGCTACTGAGGAAAACAATCTCATCCCCGTAAAAATTGACGGCAAAGAAGAGCATTGGACACTAGATCAGCTTAAGCAATCTGCGGCAGGCCAAGGTGCAATTAACAATCGGTTTCAGGAGATCGCCCAGACACGTAAGCAACTGGAAGAGAAACAGGCCGAAATAGCACAGAGAGAACAACAGATCGCACAAATGTACGCTCAAGCCCAGCAAGGTTTTGCGGCACCACCCAAAATGCCAGACCACACTTTGGCTGAGAGTGACCCTATAGCTTATATGGAGCAAAGAGCTAAGTACGACGCCGATTTGCAACAGTACCAACAACAGCAATACCAAATGCAACAATTGCAAGCACAGCAGCAAAAGCAAGCCGATGAAGAACATCGGGTATATCTTGCAGAGCAAGCTGAGATAATCAAAGCTAAAATTCCTGAACTCGCAGACACTAGCAAGAGCAAAGCTCACTGGGATGCGTTGATGGGCGTTGGGCGTGAGTATGGGTTTAGTGATGAAGAAATCGCTCTAACCGCAGATGCACGCTACATAGAGATGGCTAATGATGCGATGAAGTATAAACGTATTGTGGCAAACAGGAAAAAGGCAGAAGCTAAGAGCAAGAAAGCCAAACCTGTTGTCAAGGCTGGCGCAAAGAAGGTTGCCGATCCTGTAGGTTCTACTCGCCGAAAGCAGCAACAAAGGTTGCAAAAGAGTGGTCGTATTGAAGATGCAATCGACTTAATTATGAACCCACAAGGATAATCCTTGTAAGCCGTTGAAAAGGAAAGAGATATGGCACAACCAACCAACACATTTGACAGTTATGATGCTGTCGGGATCAGAGAGGACCTTTCTGATATTATCACAAACGTTTCGCCAGAAGAAACACCCTTCCACACAAAGTCTCGCAAGACTACTGCAAGGAACACTTTGGTAGAATGGCAAACAGATGCGTTACGTTCAAGCGCAGCAAATGCTCACATCGAAGGTGACGAGACTACTGCTAACGCAATGACTGCAACAAGCCGTCTAAACAACAGAACACAGATTTTCAAAAATGCTGTGACTGTTCCAGATACGGATGAAGGTCTTGATAAAGCGGGTCGTCAACGTGAGATGGCTTACCAGGTGCTAAAGATTGCTAAAGAGCAAAAATTAGACATCGAAAAAGCGCTATTTGACAATAACGCAAAAGTAACAGGATCGGCCAGTGTTGCGCGTGAACTAGCTGGTGCGCCTTCTTGGATGATTACAAACGTAGACTTCCAATCAGGTAACTCTGGTGCAAATCCAACTGGTGATGGTACTGACGCTCGTACAGACGATGGTACTCCAACAGCATTCTCACAAACTAAATTTGACACAGTTATGCAGTCAATTTGGGAGAATGGCGGAAACCCAGACACAGTGTATCTATCTGCATTTCAGATGAACAAAGCATTGGCGTTTACTGGTAACAACAACCAGCGTTCAAACGTACAAGGCGGCGATGAGCGTGTCATCAAGTCACTTGCAGTATATGTTACACCTTGGGGAACTGTAGAGTTCGTACCAAGCCGCGAGAACCGTTCTCGTGACGTGTTCATCATGCAAGATGATATGTGGGAAGTTGCTGTACTACGTCCAACTAAGAACGTAGAACTTGCCAAAACTGGCGACTCAAGCAAGCGTCAAGTCGTAACAGAGCTTACACTTTGCGCTAAAAATGAGAAAGCAAACGGTATTATTGCTGATAATACAACTTCATAATAAGATAGTAGGTAGGGGCAGTTTTGCCCCTACTTTAACAGGAGATTAAAATGAAAGTTTTAGTAAAAGATAGAAGCATCTCAACATCTCAAGGTATCTTTAGAAATGGTGATGAGGTTGAGTTGCCAGATGCAGAAGTTAAAAAGATTATGGTTATGAAGCCATCTGCATTCGAAATATTAAAAGCAGAAACTAAACCAAAACCTGCTAAAAAAACTACCGCAAAAAAAAAGAGAGCAAGAAATAAAGACGGCACTTTAAAAGCGGATGATCCTAGCACGCCAGAGAATGAGGCTTGGGAAGATGCCTAGTCACTCTACTAAAATCAAAGAGACAGTTACCTTTGATGATGACAAGATGATCATCAAGAATACTTTTGACGCAACGCATATGTTAAAAGATGCAGAGCAGGCAAGAGAAGTAACTGGCAATGGTTTTGGTTCAGATTATAAGCACGTTGGCAACGTCGATATGGCATTGCTCAACGTGTGGCTAAAAGAAGCTGGCGTACAATGGACGGATACCCAAGCAGTCAAAGATGTGTTAAAACGTAAGTTAATGAGTAACGAGTTTAACAAGCTTAGAGTTTGGGAAGGAAGTTACTAGCATGGACTTGCCCAAGGTAAATATAGCTGTCGCTGCAAGTGCAGTGGTGGCGATAGTCAGTACCGTGGGCGGTGGTATATGGTACGCCTCTCAGCAAGCGTCTGTTATTGAAAGCTTAACAGAGCAAGTAAATGTTCTTACTATTGAAAATAATGCAACTGACAGAACTAATTTAATTAGGGATGTGCAGAAAAACCAAGAAGATTTACAGGAAATAATCGACATACTTGCAGAGTTCTATGAAGACATGGAAGATGCTGACGATGAGCTTTGGGAAGATGTTGACATGATCAACGAAGATTTGGGCGGTATGGCTGCTCACATGATGGAGATCATTAAGCTACAATCACGCATAGCCGTGATAGAAAAAACCTTACAGTTTACTAAAAACGATGGAAT